GTCCAATTGCCATGCGTAGAGCTGCTGGACTAGCCATAGCGTCGAGTTTTGCCTATGCGCTTCAAGAGATGATGAAGACACTGGTTGGGATAGATGATGCTGAAGAGGAGGCCGTAAGACAGCTTGCAGCGCCTTGGCAGAGAAATAGTAACCTGGTTTTTACTGGCAGAAAACCAAACGGGGATCTGCAGTATATTGATATCAGCTTTGTTGACCCATACAACTACTGGAAGCGCCCAATTACTGCGGTGATACGAGATCAGGACTGGAAAGACTCTGCTTATGATGTAATTAAGGAAACGCTGAGTCCGTTCCTTGGTACAGATATAGCGGCTGGCGCAATCTTTGAAATACTATCAAATAAGCGGGAAGGGTCTGGTGCGCCGGTATACAGTGAGCATGATAAGCCGTGGGAGATTACCAAGGATATTGCAGGCCATCTGCGGAAGAATCTACAGCCTGGGCTGGCCTCAAATATAGAGAGGACGCTGAAGGCTATCAGGGGTGAAAAATCTCCATCCGGGCGCAAGTACACACCTTTTGATGAAGCTATGGCATGGGGTGGCTGGCGTGTTTCTACACTAGATCCAAAGGTGTCTCTATATTACCGGAGCTATGATTTCAAGGACGCCAAACGAGATGCCACTAAGAAACTCAACCGCGTGATCCGTAACCCGAACCGCATAACTCAGGATGAATTGAGGGATGCGTGGGGCTTGAGTGCTGAACTAAGGGGCAAGGCATATGACGAGATGGGTAAGATTATTCATGCTGCACGGAAAAGCGGTCTATCTCCCGCTCAAGTGCGGTCGATTTTGCGGAAGAGCGGCATAACTAAGAAGGATGCTTTTGCGCTGATGAGTGGACGAGTTCCTGTGTGGAGGCCGTCTGCAGCCAGCTTACGGAACGCCTTGAAGAAGGCTGATGTGTTGTTTGATAAGGAAACTGCAGGGCGATTCAAGAAGAGGTATCAAGAAGTTAAGACGTTTGGACGTTAACGAAGCCCCGGCCAATCTGAAGGCATTTCTCCGTGTGGGTTATGCGGGAAAAATAGTGGCCAAACAATGAAGTACCATATAAGGGCGGCGAACAGTATCCATTTTCCAGATTGCCCTATAGTCTTCTCCGTCTTGATCTTCCAAGGTGCGCGAGGGCCTCGGGTTTTGCTGTGATCGTCCCAAGTCATAGCAGTTGTTCTGGGAAATTTAATTTGGCATTGTTGCCTTTGTACTTAATCGCCGCTTTGTCATAGGCTTTTGCGGCATCTGCTGGATCTTGATGCCTCCCAAGATAGATGGCGCTTTTCCTCTTTTCCCTGGTGACAGTGATAGACGCTTCCCATGCCCCTCTTTTCCAGCAGACCCCGCGATAACCAGACTTGTTCCGAAGAGAGTGGATAGTAACCGCTCCTAATGGAGATCCTTGTGTGCGTACCCATGCGGTGCCACGTTTGATTTTGCTGATTACTGTTTCAGAAATATTATAACGGGAGGCTAATATAGCTCCAGTTTCAGTGGATGTGCGTATTTCTGTCGCTTGAGCTTCGGTTAATTTGCGCTGCCCATTAGCTTCACCATAGGCGGTACGTCCTTTCTTAGCTGCATCCTTGTTGTTATCTGAGATGGTTCCTAAAAACAAGTGATCGGGATTGACGTTATGCCGGCCTAGTACCTCATATTTATGGCAGACATGCAGGCCATCAGGGATTGGGCCGTGTTTCATTTCATAGGCATACCTATGAGCCCCGACTGTTTTGCCATCTATCCAGAAACCACCATATCCCGCGCTAGTCTTTCCGCCTTGCCACAACCAGGCACCAGTCTTTTCATCAATCAGGACATAACTCATAAAGCGCGCGGGAACAGATAATTTATTTTCCATACCCCAAAGACTACACTCCGGCGCCAGGGAAAGCGAGAGGGTAGAGCCATAACAGCTCGATCAGCGAGACCTACGGCTCGCTATCTCTATGTTAGCCGCACACAGCAAGCACCGTGTGCGACTATTGGTTACGCTGCCTCGTGCAGCTTCTGTTTCAGTGCGTACCCCTCAAACGCCCAGATCTTGTCACGGGCGTTGTTCCTGGCAATCTTGCGGCCCAGTTCTGCGTTGAAATTCTCAGGGCTGGCGCAGGCGCTTTCCCCGGTCACAGCAAAGCCGTTTTCAAGGGTCAAGCAGCACACGATCAACTGACTGCCAGGGAATATGTGGTAGTCCTCACCAGCAATCACCTCATCCACTCGCTCGGGAGTAACACGCGGGGCGGTCAATCCTTTGTCCTGGATCTCTTTTTCAATCTCTTGCTCACTCATCTTTCAAAGTCTCAGCGGCTAACAAAAAATTGCACCAGACGCCGGAAACTTTGGCGCTTGCCCTGGCCGCATACAGGGCGCTGGTGAATAAAGCCGTTAGCTGGCCCGCACATAAGCGGTGACACGCGCCCTGTTTATCCCCATGTCGGCCATCATCTTTTTTGTTGGTGGCTTCTTTCCAGATTGCACAGCAGATATAAACGCATTGCTGCATCCGTAGTGCTCACCGGCTTCTTTCTGGTTTCGGAAGTTGCGGCGAAAATGCCAGAAGATGATCTCCATCACCTCGTCGCCAGCTAACAAGGCGCTACACTCGGACGCCTCAGCCTGCGCGGCTTCGGCTGGCTTGGTGTTCTTTTCTTGCATCGGTAAATCCTCAAGTTTTGGTGTAAGCGCCGGTGATCTTGGCCGTTATAACGTCCTCACCAACTTAGCCCCAGTTAAGGGGCGTTATAACCAGTGGTTCCAGTGGTAAAGGGTCTTGGTATAAATTAGCCGCTGCACAACTACCAAGGACAGTGCAGGTTGCCAGCATGTGCCACCCTTTCCACTGAACACTGATCGTTACGTTTCTAACAGGTTAATAGACAGTTCGACAGTACAAAGCGCCCCATTTACATTTGCTAAACACACCAGACTGTTTGGCCCCAAGTCGGGCCTAGGTGTTGGGTTACCAATCAAAAATATACCGGGTTTAATTTCCATCCCGTTCATATCATGTAACGAAACATAACCAGCCGGTGAAGCAGACGATTCACTCTTGAGCCGTCTGCAATAATCCCTGTGCTGGCAGGCATTGTGCGGGCTTTCAATATCTTGATTTTCACTCATCGCTGCTTACCTCCACGTTCATAGTGTTTGCAGTCTCCACCGATCCTGGGATATTCCAATACACCCCTAGAACAGTATGGCTGGATCTGGTCATGGTCGGTGAAGCATTTATTGGTTTCATTATGCGAATTTGATACCGATGATCTTCACAAGCCCCAACCCAAAACACCCATCTTTAGCCACTAACCGCCTTGCTCTTTGCGCAGCATCTGCCAGCATTGTTTCTTCATCAGTGTTTTTATCCACATTCATGCCGAAGTTCTTGGTTCCGGTATAGGTTGGTGATGGATATCCACCAGCCTTATATTTAGCTTCAAATGCTTTATACATAATCCTCTCCTTGTTACTGGCAAGAGCCCTGGATTTACGTCGGCTTTCCCCTGACGACCAAGACCCTTGCCGGTAGCCTCCCTCCCAGGAGGCTGGTGGTTACGAAGCCTTCTGCTGCTCGGCTTCAATTCTTTCCCTTATTTCTTCGCGATCCACTCTTACCTCACGCGGGGCATTAACGCCAAGCCGTACCTGGCTGCCTTTTACGCCAAGTACGGTCACGGTAACGTCATCACCTATGCAGATGGTCTCATTATTTGCCTTAGTCGTTAAACAGAAAAGCCGGCCGCGTGTTTGTGTCCACCTCCACCATGCCTTTTAGCAATCTCCGACACATCTACCTCCGATCCTTGCCGAGAGCGTAGCGAATAGATCCGCTTTCCAGGTAGATCAAAATAACCAACGGCATAGCGAGCACTTGGATACTTCTCAAGTGCCATGTGCAAAGTGTCAGAAATCATGAATCCAGGCAGGTTATAGATTGGGATCACATCTGGCTCAATGTCCCATAATTGCGGCTCTGTTTCGGTGATTTTGTCAGATTGAATATGAAGATAGAGGTTAATAGCCTCGCCGCCTACTTGCAGAGTGTCTAATAATGCCGGCTTCAGAATAAACTTTTCCCAGTCTCTCCAATCTGAAATTAAGTTGAGACCAGAGAGAATTGCTTTTGTGTCCTTTAGTTCCCATCGCCATAAATCCCTATCCTGGATATATAACAGCAAATCGGGCACCGGCCCTGAATGGAAAAAGGCCCATGTTAAAACAGCACCAGACATTCCCATATCAAAGTTAGCCCGCACATCACAAAGCGGAACCTGGCCGTACATATCTGGAAATGGCTTTGATAAATCCACCTCCGCTGTTTTGTGGTGATCTATGACCGTTATGCGGTTGGCGATGGTCGCCATTTCGCAGATAGTATCTCGCGGGTAACTAAAGTCCAAGATAAACACCTCTTGGTTGCTTACATCTGGCGGCTCACTGCCGTACTGTACCGGTATGTATTCGATATCCTCGTCAGTACTGGTTTTATCGCCTAAGTGCATCCAGGCGGCAAGCGCGGCGCCGGAACCATCGTTACAGTTTGCATGGTATAAGACTTTCATTTTTCACCTCAATCAAAAATACGGTCAATGATGGTGCTAACATAGGCGCTGTCGATCTTTCCCGCATCCACGCCCTTTAGTGCATCAATCAATTCGTACATATAAGCCATGTCCACGCCAGTCAACTGCTCCCGCAATACGCTATAGTCAGTCAAATCAATCTCGCTGATCTGCCACATTATCTTGAGTTGCTGGCCTGCTGTTATCCTCCATCCCCGCTCCAGGAACTTCTTCATCCGGAAGATGCTGGCGATTGGGTAGAGTGAGCCGCGATATACCAGCGTCCGGCTCAATAGCGCCTCCAGGGCCTCTGATGGCAGATGCAGAACTTTCTTGGCATGATCCCAGTAGCAAGTCGCGTGAACGAAATCATAGTTATTGTGAATCTCGTCCGGCTCACCATAAAAGCGGGTGATAATTTGAAGTTTGTCGCTTAGTGTTATGGCGTTCTGGCTCATAAACACAGGGCGAAAGGGCTCCTTTTTATCTGACTCACTACTGACCAAGGATTCTGCAAACTCGGCAGTTTGTTCCGCACTCAATGACTCAAAGTAGTTGTATTCCTCTTGGTCTTCGCCAACCACCCCGGCAGACTTCAAAAAGATTACAATGCGGTCCTCAAGATCGCCTTTAATGTTCTCAATGCTCTCTTCCCTCACTTCAGGCTGATAAGGGGTTACGTCTTCACCAACAGCAACCTGGTGCGCTGCGTTGTACTTCCCGACGTAATATCCAGCCACTGCCTTGGCTGTCTCTTTGGTGCGGAAATACACGTCGAAATCATTGATCGGCTCACCCAAGAGCATTGAAGCTATAGAGCCCCCAGTGACAATCACATCCTCTTTTGCCTGCATCTGCACATCCACGTTATCAATAGTGGCCAGCCAGGCCTCTATTTTCTTGATAAGCTCTCTCTTGATTCCCGACCGTTTCCGCCCATACCTGATATCCATTAATCCTCTCCTTTAATTGTTAGCCTCTTTGGCTGGTTAGGCCACCAACCATCACATTTATCTGGATCACCGAGCGGTGGCACCGTGAATATGGTGTAACACTGGTAGTCACTGGCCAGCGTGCCGCTGGCAGAATGCCGTTTGCAATTAAACCGCACCGGGCAGTCCTGATTACACATTGAAATATCAGGCATACATCAATCCTCAGACAACCAGACATACAATATCGGGATGGTTATCCCGCATGCTACGCCCAACAAGAATATGGATAGAAGCATCACACATCCCTTGGTTCTGTGACCGTTACCGGGAAGGCTAGGTAGGATGTCAGCACCACTGCGCCATTACCTGTCCTGAGTGCCTTTCCTTGGTCGGTCATCTTAATAAAATGCACCCCCCTGCTATCCTCGATCCTGCTGCCTGGAATTACAGCGTTTTGTTTCACTGCGCTGATTAGTGCCACATTGGTTTTAATTTCCATTTTTCCCTCCCTGCCTGCCTTCCTGCTTGATGCGGTCGTAAATCTCTTCCCGGTGAACCGAGATACCACGAGGCGCATCTGTTCCAATGCGTACTTGATTCCCTTTCACTCCCAGAATGGTTACGGTTACTTCATCCCCGATCTTCAGGGATTCACCAATTCTTCTCGTAAGTATGAGCAAGTTATATTCTCCTTTTTTAGAAAGTTATTTATGCAGCCTTCTTGTGCGTTTTGCCAAGTTTGGCTTTCGAGTATTCTGGCGCCACTTCTAATCCTTCAAGTGGGCGCCACGCGTTGTATAGATCCACTAGAAAACGCTTAATCATGTAACGCATAGCCATGTTGTGGCGATGGCCTTTTGTTTTTTCTAAATGTGCGGGGTGGTTTTCAAGACGATGTTTGTAATCATCATAGATTATGCGATAAGGATTTTCCCCAGCCCGCAAAAAGGATGAGGCCAACACGCCAATTAGTTTGGTTTTTAGCCAGGGGTTGAACGTGATTCCAGCTCGCTTGGCTGGTTTTCCGTCTTTGTCGGTATATTCGATTTCGACAAGATGTTCTTTTTTGCGGCTTCGGCCTGCGCCATTAGCAGCAACATCAAGCCCGGCGTACTTCCATAGACTAGATGGGTATTCGGCTCGGGTTATATCAATCTCTGAAATAATCACTCCTGCCATGGCGGGGCCAATACCTTTAACGTCTACCAGAAACTCTGTATAGATAGGAAACTCTCGCAGAATCTGCGTTAGTCGCTTAAAGTGAGTTGTCTCGCTGCTTTCAAGATCAGCATACTGAGCCAGCAAGCACAGCTCTGTATAATTGGAAATTACCTCATCCCCTTTAAATGACTTCTGGCGTGGAAACGTCTTAATGCCATCCGTTATTTTTGTATAATGGATGCGCAGGTTTTTGAGGAGGGCCTTTCCTTCCGCATCGAGGCTCTCTTCCTTATCGCTTGGGGCTTGGCCAAGTTTGGCTTTGAAGTTCCCAACAATGCGGTTGCCCATCTGGATCCTGAGTTTTTGCAAATCGTATGCTCCGCGTACTGCTGTTCTAAGGTTGTTCCTGTTCATGTTCGCTCCTGGTGTATGGGTGTCTACTCAAACTTGGCTCGCTTTTTCTATTTGGTTGTCTAAAAGATATTGGCTCGCTGTAATCATGTCGGGGGTCTTACCTCTTATGGCTCGCTTTATCTATTTGGTTGTCTTGATACTATTGGCTCGCTCGGTAGCCATGGTTGTCTGGATTCCGTTGGCTCGCTTAGTATTTATGGTTGCCTTTCTATTCCTGACTCGCTTTCGCCACATGGTTGTCTGTCACCCTTTGGCTCGCTGATGCTTCGTTGGTTGTCTCGGTGTGATTGGCTCACTTAATGAGTGTGGTTGTCTCTCCTCGCGTGGCTCGCTTCACTATAATGGTTGTCTGTATCAAAATGACTCGCTTACTTCAATTGGTTGCCTGCTATACGGTGGCTCGCTTTTTCGCCACGGGTGTCTGTCATCATCTGACTCGCTTCCTCATTACGGGTGTCTTTCATCGCCTGACTCGCTTAACACCTCTGGGTGTCTAACATGGTTTGGCTCACTCCTGGAGTATGGTTGTCTCGTACAATATTGGTTCGCTTAACAGTTATGGTTGTCTACTATACGGTGACTCGCTTGCTCCACTTGGTTGTCTAATGGTACTTGGCACGCTCTGCACTTCTGGTTGTCTATGCAAAAATGACCCACTCTTCCAATCACTCGCAATAAGCAATAAGCCGGTCGCAAGCCTGGTGGAGTGATCCGGTTGTTGTGTCGAGTGCAAGCCGCTCGTTCTCTCCCTGGATGTCGCTTGGTTCGTTATCTTGGATAAAACCACGGACCAGCATAGCGAAGGCCATAAGAGCATTTTTATCAATGTCAGCAGTGAAATCGGGCTCTACCTTAGATATAAGCGAGTCAACGACCTCACTGGTGCTGTCTTGTTTTGGCTGTTCCAGACCACCAGCTTGGCCTGGCTCTACCGGTTTCGGCTCTACTTGGGCAGCCTCTTCCTCTTCGGCTTCGCGCTGGGCCTTGGCGTCTGCTTCGCGCTTCTCCTCCTCCGCTTTCTCTCTGTCTTCCCGCTCCTTCTTGGCGTCGGCCTGCTGCTTTTCAAAGGCTGCCTTATCTTCAGCCAGCTTTTTGCGCTCGGCTTCCAGGCGCTCATCTTCTTTCTTTCGCAGTGCGTCTTCTGCCTCACGGATCTGGTTTTGTTCCTTTTGGATCCGGTCGGCCTCTTCCTGCTGTGCTTTGGTGCTGTAGAGGGTGTTTAGGTGAGCGAGCAGCAGGTTCTTGGCGTTGACCGCCTCGGTTACATACTCCTGGTAATCCTTTGCCAGAATTTCGATAGCGGTAACTCGCTGGATCCTGGCTTGGATCATAACGGAAGGCTTGTCCTCCAAGCCTTGTATGGTGTCCAGGGCGAAGTTGGTGTTAATCCGGATGGTAATATCTAATATCCGCTCCTGCTCGATACGCTCCGCCTCTTCCTTGATCTTGACCTGTTCCGCTTCCCATTCAGTAACGGGCAGGCGAACCTTGGTACTGGTCTCGCTCAGCTCCTCCACGGCCATCTTTCCTGCAGCATTCGCCGCTGTAATCTGTTCCCTGATCGCCGCAGTATGTTTCTTGCGCATATCATCAAGCAGGGTCTTTGACCTTGTTACTTGGTAAGCCAGCTTGATGGTTTTCTGCCTGCCTTGGGCAGTAGATATATCAGGCACATGGGCCTGCGCCACCGCTTTGATACGGTCGATAATTGGCCGGATCCCCTCTGCGGTGAATACCACTGCCGGGTTAATCTCCTCGGCAGTAATCAGGGCGGTACCTGGCTCATAGGTTGCTTCTGGCTCTACCGCTTCTACTTCTTTTTTCTGTGTGTTTTCCATGGGGGTTCCTTATTTAATCTTGGTTTCAACCTTCACCGAGTCTGCGATTTCTTTTATGCGGAATCGTACAGTTTTGGAGAGACTATCTGCCAGAGACTCATTAGCGCCTTTGATAATGGTTTTCATCGCAGCATCAATTGCATATTGAAGTTTGTTATCAACCTGCCATGTAAGGCGAGTGCTGGATCTTTTGAATCGGTTGCTATCGTAAGAGCTTAATTCGCTCTTAGATTTCCCGTTATAATCGACTGGTTCACGCATATAGGCGTCAGCTCGGTCAACCAGATATTCAATGAAGGTTTTGGGTTCACCCTTGGTTTCCCCCCATTGATTTGTTGCCTGGATCGCAGCTCCTTCAATAAGGGCCTGAATCTTTGGAATGATGAATTTCTGGCCTAACCGCTCGACTTCACCATCAATAGTCTCTTGGATGAGTTTATCCAAGCGCTTTTTGATTGGGCTGTCTGCCTGAAAATCGCCTTCTTCATCTACTACATATTTATAAAGCAATTTCTCTGCAAGCCCATCAACTATACGTTCTTGAAGTTCTTCTTGGTTTAATCCAATTTGTTCACATGAAAATTCCATTGCTATCCCCTAGTTGCTTTCCAGTTCCATGCGGCGTACTGCCAGCATGCCATTCAGACGGTCCTTGGCTTCAGCGTCGCTCAAGGTATTAATCAGAACCTCGATATCGGACAGGCTTTCACCCGAGTCGGCGCTATTAAGCATCTGCTCGATTTGGTTCGGCGTAACCGTGGATTTTGGCATTTCAAAGAAGTCGTTCATGGGGAGGCCTTTTTCAGTGACCTTGCCATATACCTGGCGTAGATCGACGTATTGATCCCATGTCATTGCATTGGCGTCACCGCCGAGATAGCCGTCAACCTGTTTCTTTATGATGCCAATAGCTGCAAAAGCATCCAGGGTTGCCGCTACCTGTTCGCTGGAAGCCATAGCTGGCTTCTTGTCTGTCGGCGCTTCTGTTTGTTTGGGCTCTGGCTCCCGGTCAATGGTGACGCCAGTATCGTTACCTTTTAGAAGGTCTTCAACGTCCGTAACCACCTCGGCTGTGCCCATATCGCGCTCGGGGATGGCTGCTACTTCATCCTTTGTATAAAGGCCGAGTGTCACATCAGGGAAGTGACGACGAGACAGGATCTGAATGGCGCGGTAGCATATCTGCTGCTGCGGATCATTCGCCCAGTTGGTGGAGTTTCGCGGGTAACATTGCTTGAGGAGTACCGGCATACTTAACTCTTCACCGGTATCTGACAGGGTGACTGAGATAGTCACGCCTACGCCTTCTTCGTCAGCATCTTTCCAGTTAGCCGCTTGATACTTTTTGCCTTTCTGGCTGGTTTTTGTGGCGATATTGCCTTGGATCTTGCTCCAGTCACCGAAGAAATCATATTTCGGACGGCCTTCGATTGGTGCGTTGTTAATGATTACAGCGTTAATTAACTGGGCTTCGTAGCCAATTGGGCCACCATCAACGGCTTGGTATGCTTTGCCGGCCACTGCATACGGATCCATGCGCCATTGTGCCGCCTTCATCACAATCGACATGCAGTCAGATGGGTTATTGCGCAAGAACCTGGGAACCATTGCCTTACTCTTGGCCAAGATATCGGCCATTCGCTCAACGCGCTCAAACATGCCCGGCGAAAACATTAACTCGCCTGGGGATGATGGCAGGGCCATTTCTTGGGCTTGCGCCTCTGGTGCGGTTGTAATTTCTTTGCTCATTTGTGTTCTCCGTTGTTGGCAAATTCGCCGTAATATTTATTAGCCGCTTCGCAATATTCTGCGTGGGCGCCTTCAATCACCTTTTCGTGCAAACAGTTCATGATCAAGATCATCGGGCAGTGGGGCCCAGACCCCAGAGTCAAGGCACTCTTTCAGCCTTGCCTTATTTGCCTGGTACTTATCCCATCCTTTTTCCTTTGCGTACTCATTGAGTACGATCACTCTCACCATGAAGGGCGGCTTTGGCTGGGCGAAAATGAATGTAAAAGGGCGATACTTGCCTGATGCTACCTGGCAGCCATGGGTGTACATTGCGTCTTGCAGATCATATCCAAAATTAGCTATGGATCTATCTACTGCGTAGTCATCCAGGCGCTCTGCGGTCTTTAGGTCGGTTATGAAACTGTCGCTTAAAGCATCAGGTCGGCAGCGCAGGTTAAGGCCTGATTCGTCCGTCCAATAAACAGAAGCCTCCGAAACGCTATTTTGTAAGAGTCGCATTGCGTTGGGATTTGACTGCATGGACTTTGCCATTAAATTAATGCGCTCAATCTCCTCCTTGTCTACGAAATTAATACCTGTGGCCGCAGTGAATGCGGGATTCCATTCGGCTGCTTTATTTGAATAAACAAACTCCTCTGCTTCACACCATCCATTATCTATAAAAAAGCTGATCCAAGCCATCTTGTCGGCACCGCTGCGCCTGGCGATCTTTGGAGCGATCTTGAATTCCTTTTTGAATACATCTGGCTCAAGGATAAAAGCATGACACGCAGCGCCAATCCGATATGATTCCTTATACTCACCAGGGTTCTCCATCGCGTATCTGGCCTCTGCGGGTATCGCCATTTTTTTAATGAGAGTACTGCTGTAACTGGACTTATCAGCGTGATAATCCGCATTGGATAGTCCCTGTATAATGCCGGTAACCGGTGGTTTGGTTGCTGTTTCGTTCATATTAATGCCTCTCTCGTTATGTGCCGCTTTCACTGATCAACATCGTCAAAAATACTACGGGTGCCATCAGCGTTCATCAGCGTGCCGTCCTCTGCGAAATAGTTCTTGCCTTGTGTTTTTTTGGTTTTTCGGCGGGCAAGTACTTCCGCTCTTAATCGGTCGCGGTCTGGGTTGTGCTGATTCCTGCCGTGCAGGTCTTCTCTTTCAGCGACCTCAATGAAGTACACGGTATCGTCATACTCTGGTTCTTCGGGTTCACGCCATAGAGGCTTTGATCCGCAACCGGCTGGCCACATCACCCTTGCCGGATTCTCGCGCTCGTACTGCTCACAGACCATGCCAATCAAAGCGTCTAGTGTTTTTTCAAACCCATCCGGAAGGCTTACCGCAGTGGGAAAATCAATCTCTATGCGTTGTATTTTGCTCATCGCCTGGTCTCGAAATCTTCTATGGATTCGCCCTTGGCTTTGGCTATGGCGGCTTTGGCGCGGTTTTCGATATGGACAATACGCCCAGCTTTTGCCAGCCCAATAATATCGTCCAAGGCTTCTAGTAATTCAGGTGCTGCGGCTATCAGGTTGGCATTGGCCTCTGCCTCTGCGTGATCTCTTGCTCCTGCCTGGATCAGTGTTCCTAGGTAGCATGGAGAGCCATTGCGGGTGATACTGGTTTTCCAATCAAAGACTGGGTTATCACTTGTTTGATTTCTAACGCCATACTTAAACTTACCATTATCGGCATGGGTGTGGTTTGCAATCCATGGTCCTCGGGTGTGAGTCGTTTCCGTTTTATGAGCTTCCACTTTATTTGTCTCCGTCAGTTGTAAGTTCCGGTAGCCCTCTTGCTCAGAGCGCCTAAAACAATAATAGGGAACCTATCGCAATAGGTCAAGAAATATTAATAGGGTTTCTATACTCTCTATATATACGGCTCCATAATTCTTATTTGACATCCCCCAATAGTAAATCTATTATCCTAGAATGAACTTAATAAAATATTTAGATACTGGTCCTGACAATCAGACTTCACTTGCCGAGAAACTGGGTGTTACTCCTGGGCGAATCTCTCATTGGTACAATGGCGAGCAAGTCCCTCCGGAGCATGTAATCCCTCTTTACCACGCTACTGATGGGCAGGTAACGCCTTATGAGGTGCGCCCTGACATCTATCCGGATCCTGGCTGGAAGCCACCAAAGGTTGCGGCGGCATGAGTAGAATACACCTATCGCGGTGACAGCCGGAGAGACGGCACCTTTTACCACACAGGGAAACGGCATGGCAGAAAAACGGTATTCAATTGGTCTGGATCCTGGAAAAAATACCGGCCTGGCCGTCTACAACAGGGTTGAGAAAACGCTTCCTGTCGTGAAGAAAACCACCTTTTGGGAAGCGATTGAATTCATATCTGTGAGATATCCTCAAGAGCACGTGCACCGGGTCATAATCGAGCTTCCAAACACCAAAACCGTCTGGCATGACGAAGCCAAAGCAAAAGGCGCTATTCAGCGTACTGGCGTCAATGTGGGCTCGGCGATCCGCGAGGCAGAGCTTCTAGTCGAGTATTTCAAAAGAGTGGGCTATTCAGTCATAACCCAGCATCCGGCCGGCAAACTCAATGCCGCCCAAGTTAGAAAAATCACCGGCTATAAAAGCCCAACTAATGAGCATACGCGGGACGCGATCATGCTCTGTTACGGAGTGTAAATAATGGCAAGTAGAGGCGTAAACAAGGTAATTCTGATTGGAAATCTGGGGCAGGATCCGGAGGTACGGTACATGCCAAATGGCAATGCTGTAGCCAATGTAACCCTGGCTACCAGCGAAACCTGGAAAGACAAGCAGTCTGGCGAGCCCCAAGAAAAGACAGAATGGCACCGGGTTGTATTCTTCCGGCGCCTGGCTGAGATCGTGGGCGAGTACCTAAAAAAGGGCTCCAAGGTCTACATCGAGGGCCGGCTGCAGACTCGCAAATGGGAAAAGGACGGCCAAGACCAATACACAACTGAGATTGTGGCTGACCAGATGCAAATGTTGGACAGTCGTGGTGAGGGTGCGGCGCGAGCATCATCAGCAGGCCATGGCCAGCCCCAGACTTTTCAGCATAATCAGCAGCAATCAGCACCAGCGCCGGCCAATGATGACGGCCAATTTGATGATGATATTCCATTTTAGAGGTCACCTTAGACTGAAATAGGGACTAATTAGGCGCCAAATAGGCACTAATTAGTGATTTTATCAACAACAGGAGCAGAGACAGTGGACACCAATGTAACGGGTATTAAGAAAAACCTGACTGACATGACTCAGATTATGGAGGAGTTGGGTGGCGGCGTTTTTAAGGGCAAGATTGAGCGAGCCCTTTCTGATGCGGCGCTAGGGGTAACAACTCATGGCAGGCCAGGGAAGGTGGTGGTTACGTTTGACCTTGATCCGATCGGTGAATCAGACCAGGTGAACATTAAGCACAAACTGGTTTATGCCATCCCAACAAAGCGGGGAAAGAGCATGGAGGAAGATAATACCTCTACGCCCATGTATGTAGGTGGCCGCGGCCGCATGACCTTGTTGCGCGAAGACCAGGGCCAGCTGTTCGACACCAAAGGCAATCCAGTCGCCAAAGACGACCATTAAAAAAACCAGGAGTAGACAGTTATGAGTATGGATAACACCGCAATTCAACTAATTCAAGACACTGCTTTGGCCGCTCAAACGCCTGAAGGCGGCGGATCGGATTTCCCCTATCTGTCATTACCCAACCACATGGGACTAACCAGCCTGGAGCCTTATTGTAAGAACAAGTTTCGTTACAAGGCTGAGTTTAAGACATCCTCGATCGATTCATTTGTGGCCTATGTCACTGAGCATAAAGGCGATCATTGCTACCTAGATAAAGAATGTATGGCAGCAACCACCATATTTGATCTGGGCACCGAGACCCACCCCGAGCATGGAAAGCACCGAGCGGGCCTGAGACTCGAAAAGACCGAGCTCTACAAAAAAGCACAAAGCATGGACGGAAGTATGGTGGGCCAGAAGAAAATGGCGGAGTTCTTCGAAGATTACCGCGAGTCCCTGACGTTCCAAGTAGGTGATGAGAGCTTTATTGACGCGATACAGGCCATTACCGGGGTGCGCAACGTCACCATTGAATCAAAAGCCAAGTCCGAGCATGAGACCCACGAATTCAGGGGATCCAGATCAGCCATGGAGGAGGTCGAGGCTAATTCAACCTTTGGCAAGCTACCGGCCAAGGTTATTCTGAAGTGCAATCCTTACAATGGATTGAAGGAATATGACATCGTTTTCCGACTTGGCGTCCTGACCAGCCACGAAAAGCCCAATCTGGTCCTGAGAATGGTCCGGCCTGAACAGCTGACTGATGCGATGGTGGAGGAGTTTGAGGGGATATTGCGCGAAAAGCTACAAGCAGTGAATGAATTCTTTCTGGGCACTCTGCATGTATAGCGCAGAGATTATCGTAAAACCCGAACCGCACTCATTCGGCGGGTGTATGGACGAGAAGACCAAATAGTTAATAAGACAAGCCCTGTCTCTCTCTTTACCAAAGGGGGGCAGGGCAGCCAATTTTGAAGGAAGGAAGCTATGAGAAAAGCAGCATTGATTGCATCAGCATTGATGGCTATGGCTAATAACAGTGCTGGCCAGATAAGCGTTCTCAAAAATAAGTATAACCCCCGAAAGCGGTATGAGCGGAGAACAAAGCACGGCAGGCTGAAGCTGATCCACCACTACAAGGGTAATGCGCGTAAGGCACACCAGGGCCCCCAGGAGTGTGCCAGGCGACGCAGGCAGATGGGGATAGTGGATGTATAGCAACCAGTATTCAGTGGCAAGGGCGGGTGTGGTGTTGGCATCGTGGAGGCTACCAAGTGATGTCGGGAGTATGCCGCCCGGTGGATGGAAAGACCTGTGAAGCGGCCACATTCCCCAGCCGGGGATTCTGGTGTACGGCGTTATAAGAAAGCCAGAGCCCTTGACCACTGAGTATTGATGACGAGAGAGGTAACGAGCGATGGCAAAAAAACTAATAGACCCATGTCCTAATAGGCGCTATGACAAAGTATATGAGGAAGGATTAAAAATGCTTAATGAATCGTCTTGTTCACCGGCCTTGTTACCTTGCCCGTTTTGTGGAAGCAATCCAACGGTTCGGCGTAATAATCAATTTGGGTACACCGATGTGTTTTGTCCGAATGAAATGTGTTCGGTAACACGTATGAGCAGAGCTGGAAGTAATGATGACAATGCCATTGAAGCATGGAACACCAGGGAGGGGTAACAGCCATTAACAAGCAGGCAGGTATAGACGCAACAGGAGAACAACAATGAACGAACAAGGTCCAGAACCTTACGTGTGTGCTGACAGCGTGGCAGAGGCAATCATTAAATAGAGGTTTAAACAGTGTCATTTGACGATAGAAGCAAGTGGTGTGCAAGCCAATGGCAGGGCCATATCTGCAGATTTAAAACATTTGAGGAGAGGGAAAAGGCGGTAGAAAAGGAAGTTCCAGAGCATATGAAAGCGAGGGTGATTAATCACCTAAAGACAGTGAAGGCGTTAAAAGACAGGGCTGCAGAAAAGTCAATCAATAAAGCCAAGAGAAGATAGAAATGAGAGAATACGGACAAATACAGTCAGCGTTTTGGACTCATCCAGACATCCAGCCTCTTCCCATTGAGGTCAAGGTAATAGGAGCATACCTATTGACCTGCCAGCATACCAGCGGAATAGGGTGTTTCAGGATGCCTGTTGGATACATTTCAATAGACCTTGGTATCCCTATCGAAACGGTATCGAAAGGGTTCGACCAACTGTATCGAAAGGGTTTCCTGGAGTACGATAAACCGTCTGAATATATCCTTATTCCTGAGTTTTTGCGATGGAATCCAATATCAAACCCTAATTCCGCAAAGGCCAGGGCTAAGGAGTTTGATGCAATCCCAAGCTCAATATCCATATATCCTAATCTAATCAAAGCATTACAGAAGAATGGGAGATATTGGAGTGATGACTTTTTAAACCGTATCGAAACCCTATCGAAAGGGTTCCGGAACGGTATCGAAAGGGTTCCCGCAGACGTTCCTGATAACAGACCCTACCAGACCCTACCAGACCCTAACCAGACCAGACCAGAACAGCACAGCACAGCAGGGGAATCTACTCAGCCAGAAGAAAAACCAGAGCCAAGGCGCCAGCTAATAGCCACACTTGCTGCGCTGGGCTTTAGACAAGAACAGGTTCATACACCCAAGGTGATCGGTTTAGTAGCCAACTGGGAACAGGCAGAGCTCAAACCAGAAGAACTAACCAACCTGGTGGAATCCCTCAGACAGAGAGACAAAAACAAAACCTTTGGCCCGGCATATCTGGAACTGCCGGTTAAGAGCTACCTGGAGACAAGAAATGGAAAAGGCAATTCGCACAGCAACCAAGGCAATGGGTCAGGTAAAAACAAACACCAAGTTGCAAGAGCCCTCATCCAAGCAGACATCGAGCGATGCTTTGGCCCTGGAGCAATCATTGGCGGCATTCATGGCCAGGATGAAACAGATATACCGGGAGAAGTGGACAGCAAAACTATCGAGCACTAAGGAATACGAGGAAACAAAAGCCGATTATGGCTATTTCCTGGCGAAGATGACACCAGAGCAGATCAAGGCAGGCCTGGAGGCGTGCGAGAAGCAGATGGAATGGCCGCCAGTTCCCGGGGATTTCTACAAGGCAGGGCTCAAAGGAGCAAAGCAACACCCAGCACACAGGGACTTTCTGAAGCTACCCAAACCGGTAGTTGACCGAGAGAAGGGCATAGAGGCTTGTGTGGAAATGAGAAACAAAATAAATAGGGCGGGAGGATAAATAATGCGGGCCGCACACAGAAGGATTTATAAAAAAATACCTGCTTTTACATGCAAGGAGGGTTGTACAGACTGTTGTGGCCCAGTGCCCATGACTGAATATGAAGCAAACAGGCTGGAGCTTGCCGAACAAATAACGCCTTTTAAGCCAGGAACTATGGATTGTAGTTTTATCTGTGAGGGCAAATGTTCCGTTTATGACAAAAGGCCGTATTTGTGCAGGGTATTTGGGGTGGTAGATAGCGGAAGATTGAAATGTCCACACGGATATAAGCCTAAAGCGCCTATGTCACCTAATGATCTCCAAAACCTCACCAGCGAATATATGGCACTGATGCGGAAATGAAAACAATAATCAAAGGAGCGGCAAACTAATGTCAATGCACGCAGCAAGAATAATGGATCCAAGGGCAGAGAAGATCATCCAGCGGTGCTTGGGCGCGGCCAAGCATTTACGGACAAAGAAAGCAATCCGCGTCAAGGCTGATATTATCATCTGCAAAGCCAATATCGCACTGCTGACGCTGAAAATGAGGGATATCTACACTGATGACCGAGATAGGGCTATCAGGACCGTGATTGGCCTTGAAAAGCACCTTGGGGAACATCTGGACGTGGCCGAGAGTATGGGCCTCACAATTGGAAAGGAGGGTTGATATGAGTTCATTTATGCGACAAATGAAAGATGCCGGTTTTATTTTCTACTTCCTGGCTGTCTTTGATGTTTTGATCATAGCCCGGGTGTTGTTCCTGCTGCTGGGGATCCAGCAATGAATGCCCCGGCTGATTTTCAGCGGAGAATAGGTACGCTCTTTTACAAAATCGGCCTTCGTGACTTTCTGTTTGTCTGGGATCCTGACAATCAAGAGTGGAAAAGGAGCGGTAGGACAGTTGAGGAGTTTTACCAGAAAGGCGTTTTGCGCAAGGAAATCCAGGAGCATAAGGGCGAGTGAATGTTGAATTACTAAATGTGGATTGCATGGAATACATGGCAACACAGCCGGATAATGCCTTTGATTTGGCGATTGTTGATCCTCCTTATGGGATAGGGAATTGGGTTCAAACTACAGGGAATGTCCGGGGTGAACCTGTCACATGGAATGATAGCCCGCCGTCGGCAGAATACTTCACGGAGTTGGTAAGAGTATCTAAGCACAGGATTATATGGGGGAGCAATTATTATAATTTTGTGGACGGAAGGGGCGGCGCTATCGTATGGAATAAGCAAGTCCCTAGAGAAAGCAATATGTCAATTTGTGAGATTGCGAGTTATGACAGGTTGGCGCGGGTCGATTATGTACATATAAAATGGCAAAATATAAACAGAAAGGAAAATGTAATTCATCCATGCCAAAAGCCCGTAAAACTCTACGAATGGTTGCTAACCAACTACGCCAAGCCCGGCCAGCGAATCCTAGACACTCACCTCGGCAGCGGATCAAGCGCGATAGCTGCTCACTACTTCGGTTGTGATTTCGTGGGCTGCGAGATAGACCCGGATTACTACGCAGCAGCAAAAGCCCGATTCGATCAAGAGACCAGACAAATGGCGCTGCTGGATCATGACGATTGAATTATTAAACAATGTCTTTTCCTGTAAGTCCTGCAGCAAATACAGGGCGCAGGAGATTACGCCGCCAACAATGAGCGTTTGGTGCCAGGTGCAGGCCGATCATGGCTATTCGCTGGGGTTTCCTACAATCGGCAAGGGGTGTTGTTTTTTTGATTACGAGCCAGGCAGTGATGAAGCGGAGGACGAGTTTGGCAATAATAACAACTGAGGATGAGGTGTGGCCTCGCTCTTTCATTGGTGCTGCCCAAGCTGTCAGTTGGGCTGATGGCTTCCTGATCCATTTGGGAGATCGCAACCTATCCCAGTTGGGAGGCGAAGTCAGGGCCAGGAACCGACGAACCACCTCTCCAAGTGTTGATGCCAATGGCGAGCTGATTACAAACACCAGGTTGCTGGACCTGGCGGAAACCATATCGGTCGCCTTGTCTACTGTCAGGAATCCAGCTGGGGCTCTTTACCGCCACGTTTACGGGATAAACAGGTACACGCTGGACACAGCTGACCAGTTAGCCCACTTGGTTTGGGATGGACCCGGGAAGCAGAGACAGAGAACCATAGCCAAGATGCGCGCTTTGGCCTTGCTGGTGATCGAGGGGAAGCGGCGCCAGGAAGGTGGGGGGCGTTTGACTAAGGCATCCATGATCAGAAATATAAACGTAACGCGGAGCTGTTACCGGCGGTCGTGGGATCCATATGCGGCCAAGATAGCGATGCATGTTGATCTTTGGCTTGATAACGCAGACCTGGCACTAACCCAGGCGCTGCAGGAAAAGGGGATATTGTGAGTATGACTTGTTGTTTTCCAAGTAGTACGCCAGCTTTTCTGTCTCCAAGAGCATTAGCGTATGCATGTCAATTTCTGTACAAGCGAGAGCATGGCGTGGTTGATGTGAATTCGCGAGAGGCGTTCTTGTGGCTGGAGGCTAATCAAGGTGTTTGTGATGCTTATAAAAAAGAAATGCATGAGAGGCATGGCGGATCATTAGAAGATGCTGTGTTTATGGAAATTGATCTTCAGCACCAAGAGTGGGAGCGAGGTCAGTATGAGTTTTATCAAGAATTGTATGAAGTGGCGATCGAGGAGTTAAAGAGGCCGGTATTAGATATAACTTATGCAAAATTATTGCTTATGGAAAAAACAGACGGAAAAGAGGGAATGGAAAGATATAAGGGGATATTGTGATGAATAAAGTCTATGCGGGTGGTTATGAAGAACCGATACAGCAAGTGATTATCCAACCGACACCTCCGCCAGATACGGGCACGCCGGTCTATCTTTGGGCTACTGGTGTGGTGGTACCGGTGCTGATCGCTTTGATCGGCTTGTGGGCAGTGAGGAGAAAGAAACAATGACCAAGAACCAAAAACTAAAAAGGGCACTAAAAGAATTGACCGCGGCCGCCGTGCCATTCACCAAAGGCCAGGGGCTGCTGGTGCAAAGACTGGAGAAGGCGGTGGTTGAAGCAAAGAAGCTGCAGGACAGGTTGATCTGACGGTGATAACGAGGGATGAAATAGACGAGTACCCTCATGGTCATGTTTATGATCGACCGCTGCTGGTGAGGCAGGCAGGTGGTAAATATGGACTCTTTACCTGTCCGGAGTGCGGCAAGCCAGGGCAAGACTATAAGTTTTCAGCAAACAACGGGTGGTGCGGTTCCTGCGGCACAGTATTTCAATCGGCTGGGCACTGGCCGGCTGAACAAGGGGATGAAACCAAGGTTGATTATTGGTGTTGGTTCGAACGAATGACATAGCGCCCAACACCAAGGGCCTTGCCGTTTTTAACGAAAGTTTGCCTTGGACGGGCATTGGCAGGGCTCTTGGTATTGGGTTACTGGAGGATTGTGTGATGACAGGCTTGTTATGACGCGAACTGGAGAAGAGAGGATGGCTATACAAGAATTTCACAGTGAAGAAGAAATGGAAGAGGCTTTTGAGCGTTTAGAAGAGCTTCAATTTGAACACTTAGCCTTGAAGGAAGCAGTAGAAGAAAAGCGTGGCGAGTTAAAAGAAGCAGAAGATGATTTGCGTTGTTTTGAAGAAGACAATAAGGAAAGTCTTTTGGCGCCATAACGACCAGCTAAATGGCGCACGCTGTTTGTGCGTCCAATTTGAGCGCCTTGTTATGGCGTGACTTGGAGGAATACAGGTGAATGTACAAGAAGCGGTAAAGCAAACACTGGATATTTACAAAACCGAAGAAGAATATCAATCCATTGATAACGCGATGGACTACCTATTACAGGTCATGAAAGCTGACGATGACGCGCGCATAAAAAAGGCCGTTTACGACGGAGTGACAAACCCTCAACATGAAACGCAAGCTCCATACGTAAGTGGATACCGCGCTGGCTGGAATGATGCGCTGCATGAGTTCAAGTGTGCGCTGCTGGATGGTGTATACGGATACCACTGGCTTGCACAAGAAGTTATTAAAGCTGAATCAAGGTTGAAGAAGACATGATATCGGCATAACAAAGAGCTAATTGGCCGCAGGTCCAATTGAGGAGGTAAGCGGTATGGAACTAAACATGGATCTACTAATCGGAGTGGTGCTCGGCGCAGCTGGTGCTTTCTTCTGCTGCGCGATCTGGGCGTATAGGGCTATGGGTGGGGATAAGAGGAGCAAAGGGAAATAACATGGCCATAGAATCAACAATACGCCGCCGGCTCCTGGATGTGCTTAAAAGTCTTAACGCACCGGTAACCGCCGCCGAAATCCGCGAACGGGCACAAATGCCGCAGTCAGAGGAAATCATTCTCATGGCACTAAAAGCCATGAAGCGGGACGCAGTGATCAGGGAATGGCAGCCAGGCAAGTATGTTCACAAGGGGTATCACAATGGGGCGGGAGTAAAAGATTGGCCCTCCCCCAAGAAGCCGGAGGTCAAGAAGGTCAGGAAAGCCCCTAAACCAAGATCAAAGCCCAAACAGGCACCCATGGTACCAAAGCAGATAACTCAACCGGAGACAAAGCCCATGCCAGACCAAGACGCGATAGAAGCCGCTAACACTAAAATGAAATTTTCAGCTACCAAACAGAATATCTCAATGGAACTGGACGACCTTGAGCGCCGACTAAGGCCTGTTGAGATTGGGGATTACGAGCTAAAGATATCGATTCTTACCCGGCTTGCAAAGCTCATGGCTGAGGATGTTGGGGTTGTTCTGGACAATATCTGTGATGACCTGGCGCAAATGGCAGGGCGGAAGTAGGAAAAAGGCGCCAATTATCTGCCTTCTGACATTTGACACACTTTTGCCCTTTTGGTATACATCATTTGTCTAGTGTCCATTACTGCCTCTAGCCAACCAAAGCCCGCCCTGGATCTGCCCCAGGTGCGGGTTTTCTCTTTCTGAACACCCAGGAATATCATGGCGTTTAAACCATCAATCACAGCACGCATTAAGCGTATTCAGAAACATCTGCGACTAACCGCAGGCGGCCTGATTGGGCCTGCAACGCTGACGGCCCTGGAAAACGAGCTGTTTGGTGAGATCGCAGCACCCATCCAAGCGCCGAATCATTCCCTGACGGTATCTCAGGGAGGGCTAAAGCAACTGGTACGCCATGAAATCAGTTCAGCGTCATACTACCGTAAGCGCCTAACCCGCCCAGTCTGGCCAGGCGGCAGCTCTGGGGTGACAATCGGCATTGGTTATGACCTTGGAGCGCAAAGCAAGTCCAGAATCAAGAAAGACTGGAGGAAACACCTTCCTGACAGATGTCTTGAGCTTTTGTTGCTGGTTTCCGGAAAAAGTGGGAAGGAAGCAAAGCGCCGCTTGGGGATGGTTAAAGCTGTCACAATCCCTTTGGAAGCCGCAGAGGAGGTGTTTTTTAACTCCACGCTTCCCAGATACGCGGCCATGGCACTGAAAGCATACCCGGAACTGAATAAGTTGCATCCAGGAGCCCAGGCCGCGATTCTTTCGCTGGTATATAACCGGGGAACCAGAAAAAGCGGAGGCAGTCGAAGAGAAATGAAAGCCATTGCTCCGCTGGTTCTGGACCGGGACTATGAGGGAATAGCCGCTCAAATCACCTCAATGAAGCGATTATGGCGAGGAAAGAACCTGCCGGGACTACTGAAACGCAGGGACCATGAAGCCGCTTTAGTCCTGCAAAATAGATCATACCGCACATCAGAGCTGGTGAGAGTCTGATGAAAATCCTATCAACCAAGACACCAAACCATGAATACTACCCTGAAATCCAGAACGATCCGTGTATGGATCCGGGGGGAGCTGCGCCTGGTGGTTGTACCGGTGCGGGAGTGTAAGGCGAATGTCGTTCAAGAACGCGTTAATCATGGAGTCAGTCAGAGGGACGCCTTTCAGGATCATCTATAAGCCGTTTGTCTATGTGACTAAGCGGGGCAGCACTATCACCGTGCCGGAAGGGTATAACACCGACCTTGCAAGCGTGCCCCGTGGTTTGTGGAATTTCAGCCCGCCTGGTGGGAAGTACCGGGAAGCGGCTGTTATCCATGATTATATTTACACTGATTTAACTATCCGGTTCACTAAAAAAGAAGCCGATAGGATATTCCTTGAGGCTATGGAAGAGATTGGAATCAACTGGTTTCAACGGAAGCTAATGTATGCCGCTGTTCGTATAGGTGGCCGGGGCAACTGGAATAAAGAACCGGATGATGACTTTGATGATTTTGATGGCTGGGGCGTTTAACTATAACAAACAACAATGAACAATGAATAAGGAACAGGTAAATGCACCCATGGAAAAAACGAAAGATTTGATGTCTCTCTTGATCGCCGCCTTGATTGGAGGTGGAGGCGCCAGCTTAGGATTGAATCTGGGCACAGACCCCAGGCCTGATCCTTTCACTGGCACAGAAGGCCGAGCATTGAAGGAGCAGGTCCGTGCTATTGAAAACCACATACATGATGTGCGATTTGAGCTTGGTCGAGATTCGAGAGCAATGCCGGAGGTTAGGGCGCTGGGTTTCAGGATTCAATCGTTGGAGCTGAAATGCGAAGAGGTGGAGGCGTGCTGTGAAAAGAATGGCGGGTAGTGTTACGCATGATTTCTTGATGCACATTGTAATCCCCACGATAGCCGCCATTATTGGCTATGTGTTGGCGGTTCTTCATGGGTGGTTCTGATGCTTGAGATCAGGAAAAACAGCCATCCCGCGCTTACCAGCGTGGCTGAACCTATCGAAGTGGGTAGTGAGGTGGGTCTCTTGGTAGATAATTTGTGGGCCGTGATGTACCACCACAAAGGCATAGGCCTAGCTGCCAACCAGATTGGAGAACTGAAGAGGTGTATTGTTATTCATGTCAAGGGTCTAAAGCAGGAGATCATTAATCCAGTAATAGTAAAACGAGGCAAGGCAAAAGACAGCTCCAAAGAGGGGTGTCTGTCGTTTCCCGGGATGGAAGTTATGATGATCCGCTACAAAAGCGTCACTGTAGAGGGTTATAACCGGAGCTGGGAGAAGATCCGGCGCAAGCTGACGGGCTTGGCTGCTTTCTGTGTACAGCATGAAATAGATCACCTGGATGGAAAGACCATCGCGGTCAATAGAAGGCAGGTTGCATAATGGCAAGAGACTCTACAAGTTGCCTTTATGCTCCAATGTGGCATGCCCGGAACTAAAGCCAGATACGCGAATATGCGTCGCAAGTTTGCGGATGAGTACCTGGTTGACATGAAGCCCAAGGAGGCAGCCATTCGGGCTGGCTATGCCAAGAAGGCAGCGTCACAGCAGGCTAATAAGTTGCTGAACAACCCTGAAGTGCAGGCAATGATTCAGGATAACATTAAAAAACAGGCCATTCGTACCGGTATTACCGCCGATGACGTGCTGAACGATATCAGGGAAATGGCTGACATAGCCATAGGAAGAAAGCCTTTGTTGGTTTATTCCATGGATAAGGAAGGTAATACGTATTGCGAGGAAGTTTACAAGATCGATATAGCTGGAGCAAAAGGCCACCTGGAGCTTTTAGGGAAGCATTTCAAGTTGTTCACGGATAAAGTGGTGGTGGAGGGGCACCTTACACATGAGCAGGCACTTGATTTGCTGAAATGATGCCAGGAGAGCTTGAAATTCGGCAGCAGCTAAAGGATGACTTTCCGCATTACGCAAACAAGTGTTTGGTTATTCGAGCCAAAAGCGGAAAGAAGATAAGGTTTACGTTAAATCGGGCCCAGGAGCATATTCATAGGGAAATAGAGGATCAACTTCAGCATGCTGGCTGGGTTCGGGTGCTGGTTTTAAAGGGGCGCCAGCAGGGCTGTTCGACATATGTTGAAGGCCGGTCTTATTGGAAAGTAACGCATCGCAAAGGTGTTCGTGCATTTATCCTGACGCACGAACAAGATGCAACCAACAACCTGTTTGAGATGGCTCAACGCTATCACGAACATTGCCCGGAAAAGGTAAAGCCAACGGCCAGCGCATCTAATGCGAAGGAGTTGTATTTCAACGGATTGGATTCTGGCTATAAAGTAGGTACCGCGGGAACCAAGGGAGTGGGGCGTTCCAGCACTATCCAGTATTTCCATGGGTCTGAGGTTGCCTTTTGGCCTCACGCAGAAACGCATTTGGCCGGTGTCTTGCAGGCAGTCCCAAACGAACCGGGCACAGAGGTTATATTAGAATCCACCGCAAATGGCGTTGGTGGCGTCTTTTATGAGCTTTGGAAAGAAGCTGAAGCAGGAGAGTCCCAGTACATAGCGATATTTGTTCCATGGTTCTGGCAGCCTGAGTATTCAATAAAGGCTCCACCTCACTTCAAGGCAACAGAGGAAGAGAAGGGCCTGGCCAAACTTTACGGATTGAATAAAGGCCAGCTGGCTTGGCGCCGGGAGAAGATTCGGGAACTAAAGAGCAAGGAGCTTTTCAAGCAGGAATACCCTTGTACGGCTGAAGAGGCATTTATTCACAGTGGACGGTCTGCATTTGATGCAGCTTGGCTGGACCTGGCTGAACAGGAGTGTTTCTCGCCAAAGTACCGGGCGGATTTGGAAGTATCGACCGGGAAGCTGGTAAAGCGTGAAGACGGCCTGCTCCGGGTGTGGGATGACCCTAAGCCGGGGAAGAGATACGTTATTGGCGCTGATGTGGCGGAAGGACTGGAGCATGGAGATTATTCTTGCGCTGATGTGCTGGAGATACCAGGTGGTGAGCAAGTGGCACAATGGCATGGCCATGTCGATCCAGACCAATTCGGGAAGATTCTCTCCTGGTTGGGTAAGCGGTACAGCAGGGCCCTGATTGGAGTAGAGCGAAACAACCATGGTCTACTGACATTGACCACGCTGCGGAATACCAAATATTCAAATGTGTACGCCCAGCAGGATATTGAGCGGCGCAGTGACGGCCACGAAACCAAGAAGTTTGGTTGGCTGACCACAAGTAAGAGTAAATTCAAGATCATTGACCAGCTGGCTGCAGAGCTTCGGGACGAGGAATCCGGAGTAGTCTGTAGTGAGACAGTGAGCGAGTTTCGCACATATGCAATTGATGAGAGCGGTAGCTATAACGCTCTTCCTGGTTGTTATGACGATCGAGTGATGGCCAGGGCCATTGCCGGCGAGATGCTACGAGCCGTCCCGAGAGGGAAGTAATAGCCTGATCTAATCAGGAAAGACAAATGAAACCCGCTTAACGGCGGGTTTTTTATGCCCGGAGATAAGATGCTAGGAATTAAGCCTGATTTCAGAAACCCAGACGAGATAGCGCAGGATGAAGATAAGTCCCGTGTTGTCTTGGATAATCTGGGGTCGCAGCTGTCCGGAAAGTTTGAAGAATGGAAGACGGCGCGCCGGGCCAAAGAAGAGGAATGGATTGAAGCTCTTCGCGCATATAACGGAATTTATGATGACGAGACCCAAGCCAAGATAGACGCAGGCCGCTCAGATGTGTTCGTGCATCTAACCAGGACAAAGGTTCAGGCCGCGTATGCGCGTATTGTGGATCTGTTATTCCAGTCCAATGATAAGCATTGGGGCATTAATGCGACACCAGAGCCCGAAGTTCCAGCGGGAGCGCAGGCGGAGATAGGCCAGCAGTTATATGAAATGTATGAAGTCGGTGCAAATCCATCGAGCGACGATGTAAGCGGGATGGTGAAAGAGACTGTCGATCCCAGAGTTAAAGCGATGGAAAGCGAGATGGAAGATCAATTATCCGAGGGAAAATACGAGCAGTCAGTAAAACAGGCCATCGGAGAGGCTTGCATCTTGGGATCAGGTGTTGTCAAAGGTATCACTGTCGGCGTGAAAGCCAAACAACACTGGATGCCAGGTAAAAATGGATGGGCAATGCAGCCTATACATGAAATGCAGGAGACCGATGATAAGCCAATCCCTGTCATTTCTTTGGTGTCCTGTTTCGATTTATACCCAGATCCATACGCGACATCTATTGACGATGCCTCCGGATGCTTTGAGCGACACACACCAACCAGACAGCAACTGCGAGACCTGGCCACGACAATGAAGTTTGACGAGCAGGTTCTGGATGCTGTGCTTACTGACTATGAAAAAGGAAATTACCAGGAGCTAGACCACGAACGGGAGCGCAGGCAGATTGCCGGATTTACTTCCACTTCAATAGATTCTGGACGATATGAACTATTGGAATACTGGGGATATGTCTCCGGTAGGGATCTGGAATCATGTGGTTGCGAAGTAAAAGACCCGCTTGCTGACTATCACGCTAATGTGTGGGTGTGTGGTGGCAGGGCTTTGCGGGGACGATTGAGCCCACAAACCCCTGAAGAAATACCATATCGCGTCTTTCCATACGAAAAGGTGCCACATCAGTTCTGGGGTGTTGGTGTCCCGGTACAGATGAAAGATTCTCAAACGACATTGAATTCTGCGGTACGTGCCATGCTGGATAATTTGGCTATATCATCCGGGCCTATGGGTGAGGTTAATCAGGACCTGTTGGCGCCTGGCGAAGACGCAAAGGATATGCACCCATGGAGATTATTCAGGCGCGAAGGCGGTGATCCTTCATATCCACTAATCAGGTGGTACCAGCCAAATAGTAATGCTGCTGGCTTAGAGAAGGTTATTGATCTGTTTCGCAGGTTTACAGATGAAGAAACCAACATGCCGAGTTATACGCATGGGCAGTCGGTGCCCGGCCTAAATAAGACGGCCAGCGGAATGTCCATGCTTATGTCTGCAGCAAATGTCGCGGTAAAGGGCATTATTAAGAATATAGATGACTACCTGATAGAACCGATTATTGAGTCGCTGTATCACTGGAACATGAAATGGAGCGATGACGAGAACATTAAAGGCGATATGCAGATAATCGCAAGAGGATCTACAACCCTAGTGGCGAAAGAGATTCAAAGCCAGCGGTTGTTACAGTTTGCTCAGATGACCGCAAACCCCGTGGATGCTCAATTAACTGATCGTCAATACCTGCTTCGCACCATTGCGGAGAGTATGGATATTGACGCAAAAAAGGCGGTACCGGAAATAAATGAACAAGAACTCCAAACACTTGACGGAGTTGGAAGCCAGGGCGGTATTGGCGCTAACAACCAGCCCGGAATGGACACTTCTGAAGGCTTACCTGTCCAGGCAGTGGAGTCGCAGTAGAGATCAGTTAGAGGTACTTGAAGAGAGAATTCAACACGAGCAGGGCAGGTGTGATGCTTTTCGCCTGATGCTCAATATAAGAGAGGACGCACAAAAGATTTTCGATACCCGGAAACGGTAACCATCCCCCCGGGTATTATCCCAGTGGACACGCTGACAGGACCGCCGATAAGGCGGTTTTTTTATGCCAGTCCCACAACAATAGAGGTGCGTAAATGCAAACAGCAGAGCAATTAGATAAGGAAGCGGATGAACTTTGGAAGCAGGCTTACTTGCCGGAGGAGTCAGAGGTAGAGGCTAAACCGGATACCGAGAAAGAGGTGAAAGGGGAAGCAGAGGGAGAGGCGAAGGCCGATCCTGAAACTAAACCGGAAGCCAAAGCAGAGCCTAAGCCCGAAGAGAAACCGGAAGCAGCCCCTGACGATTCGCAAGACGAACTGGAAGGACTCACTGTAAGTAATGCAGAGGAGCGCATCAAAAACGCTCAAGCTCGCATGACACGCGCAACCCAGGAAGCAGCGGAACTACGCAAGAAGGTGGAGCCACTGGAAGCCAGTAATGCTGAGCTGAAAGAGGGCAATGCCAAGCTACAAGGTGAACTACAAACCATCAAACAGCAGTTGGACCAGGTTCAGTCAGCGGCCCCGTCTAAAAAGACGGACACGGCGAAGACTGAAGATGCGGAACTGCAAACTGCAATGGAAGACTACCCCGAAGTGGTTGGTCCGTTGTCCCGGCAGAATGAATTGCTGGCACAGCAGAACCAAGAGCTATCCAAGCGGATAGACCAGCTTGAAGGGAAAGTTACTACCACTACAGAAGAGATGGAAGCAGAGAAACGCCAGGCGGCCCAAGAGCTGCACATGGCGACAATCCGAGCGGTTCATTCAGATGTAGATAAGATTGCGAAGAGCCAGGACTTCGATGGGTGGATGAGCCGCCAGCCTGCAGCTGTTCAGCAGATTGTGCAGAAAGGCACAGCAGATGACGTTATCTGGGTGCTGAATCAGTACAAAGAGGCAGTCGGCCTATCCGATAAGTTAGAAGCGGCCCGGGATGCAACAACATCAGCCACACCCCGCGCCCGTAACCAGCCCATACAGGGCAAGCCTCGCTTCACCAGAGCGATGATAGACGCCATGTCTCCTGAAGAGTTTCAGAAGAATGAGGCGGCCATTGATGAGGCTCTGAGTAGGGGCGAGATTTACTAAACCCTTTATAAGGAGGCAATCATGCCTACTTCAATGACACGTGCTGGCAGCAATCTGCCGAATGGTCACTTTATTCCAGAAATTTGGAGTAAAAAGATCAACGCTAAGTATTACCCCAACTCCGTACTGGATGAAATCGTCAACCGTAACTGGGAAGGCGATATTAAAGGCCAGGGCAGTAAGGTGATGATCCGCAAACGCCCAACTATCACTGTTGGCGATTATTCCGTGGACGGAACCATCAATTACCAGGATCTCACCGATGAAAAGGTGGAGCTGACGATTGACCAGGCCAAGTATTTCGCCTTTAAGGTTGATGATGTAGACCAGGCGCAGGCAGATATCAAGATCCTGAACGAGTGTTCACAGGACGCTGCCAGGCAATCTGCCACTGTTGTAGACCAAGCTGTACTTGGGTCTATCTACTCCAGTGCAACCAGCGCATTGAGCAGTACAGCGATCCTCAAGACTACCGTATTGGACTGGATCATTGACGCCATGGTTAAGTTGGATGAATACAACGCGCCAACCGAAGGTCGCTTTGTGGTTATTCCGCCTTGGATCTCAGGCATGGTGATGAAGTCCGATCTGAAGGATGCTTCTCTTGCTGGTGACCCAACGTCAATTATGCGTAACGGGCGCCTAGGTATGATTGGTAATGCCACTCTGTACGTCAGTAACAACATTTCTGACAACGGCACCACCTGGCAATGCATGGCTGGCCATAAAGACGCCACCGCTTTTGCCTCTCAGATAACCAAGGTGGAGGATGTACGGCTGCAAAACACTTTCGGCGACGCTATCCGTGGCCTGAATGTGTATGGCTTCAAGGTAGTTCAGGGTGATGCCCTGGTCTCCATGCCAGCAACCAAGTCCTAATCTAACCTAATTGGGGGCTTCGGCCCCTTTTTTAATCTTTAGAAGGAGTCAAACAATGGCTACTATTGATAGAACTGCCGATTCAAAAGGCACTCTTGGCGATCCAAAGGTCGTCACGAAAACACTGGATTGTAATGTTGACAATCTAGCTCAGAATGATATCGCACAACTGATCGACGTTCCTGCCAATACCTATGTGTTGATGGTTCGCTGGGAAGTTGAGACTGTTGAGGGCGGGGCGCGTAACTTCGCGATTGGTGATGGATCTGATACAGATGGATTCGTCCCAACCACCTCCGCTAATTCGCTTGCATCTGGAGCAATGGCCCTGGCTTTGGCAGAGGCCGCACCTAATACTGTTGGTGGTTATACCAATGGTAAGTATTACGCTGCAGCTGACACCATTGACCTTCTGGCTGTCACCGCTGACGGTCTTACCGGCGCCAAGATCACTGTATCTGCGCTCATGGTAACGATGTAAGCAAAGCAGTGTAAGTGAAACCAAAGAGGCCTCTTCGGGGGCCTCTTTTTTGGAGAAACCAATGCCCGAAATTAACGACATGACAAAAGATGAACTTGAGGCATATGCCAAAGAGAAGTTTGGTGTAGATATCGACAAGCGCCAGAAGATCGACGCGCTGCGCAAACAGGTGACTGCACTGGAATCCGATGGCGAGGAGAAGGAAGAGGCCGAAGATCGCGCGCCTGCGTTTTTGCGTAACAAGATGTCTGGCCGGGTATATGCCGTAACTCCACAGCTCTTGAAGTATGAGGAGATGGAGCCATGTGACGAAAAAGGTAATTTGCTGGAGGGCAGTTAGCTATTGGTAGGGCATCGCGATCTTTACACCAGTTACCAAGGTTAAACATTAGGAGATTAAAATGGCAACATATGCAGAATTAGCAAATATAAAAAGTGATGACACCGCATGGGGTGGGTTTTTAGAAAAGGTACGTGTAGCTGCAGTAATAAAAGCTACAGCAGTTATTGATTCAGTAACCCCCGGCGCAGATGTCTTGGCGTGGGCTAAAGGTACTATAGCCAATCCGGTTTCTGCTGGTGATGGGGTTGTGTGGTATGTAGTAGGTAGTAACGATAGCATTGCTGTTTCAGCAATCTATGGGGCAAGCGACAACGCAATACAGACTAATGTTAATGCCGCTGTCGACGCTATTTACGGGAGCTAATCATGACTATTAGTACAAATGCTGCTGTCTACTTTTTTGGTACTGCTGATGATTTAAGTACGACAGCCACAACAACAACCCTGGCGACTACTGTAACATCTGATGCGTCTGATTTGGATGAATGGACAAATGACGATGATTCTGCTTTGGTGGCTTTCTTGCTGGAAGTAGATGATTGGTCTGCGGCTCCTGGTGACGGTGAGACAATTGATCTTTACTGTACCCTCGTTAGTGTCAATGGGGCAAATGATGAGCCAGTGATGGGGTCAGCATCTGATTACGTTGGGCATTATCTGGGTTCATTTACTGCAGACGATGCTGATGCCGCACAATATCTAGCACTTGGTCCAGTTGGTTTGCCTACGCTCGCAACTAGTCAGGAGTATCAGTTCTACGTTATCAATAACACGGCTGTAACGATGGGTACTGGTGATAATGAGTGGAGACTAAAAGTAACTCCAGTCACCTATGGACCACATGCGTAATGGCTATTGTTGTTAACCCTCAATCTGAGCTTATCCGAGAGCCGAATTTATTGGTTCCTGGGAAGAAGCCTATTGGTCCGGTGAAGATTGATTGGAGTCATCCTTTGGCTAAGGGTTTAGTCGCAGCATATTTATGGGATTCGAGACGAGGGTATCGGAATATAATACCGCATGGAAAGCCTTCTGTTGCTGGTGGAAATCAATCATTTGATGGCGACTCTGGTATTTTAGATGGGAGTGGTGAGTATATTCGTGTTAATCCATTTGAGATGGGGATTACTGACACATACACAGGGACGTTAGTTTATCAGCGTAAGGGTTCCTACGGGGGCGGATTCCCGCGAATTTTTCAGCGGGGAGATAGTGATACGGCTCAGATTTTCCGTAATAATTCAGATACATCCATGCACTTTATGAGTGCCGCTTATACAGTACCAAATGTGTGGGATTATCAGCGGCATGTCGTCTCTGGTGGTGTATATATGATTAGTACTGATACTGTAAATGAACGTAGGTTAGTTGTGGATGGGACAGAGGTTATACACATAGCAGACGATAACCTCGATTATCCCGTTTACAATGTCGTCAGGTGGATGATGATTGGGAACCGGCCTGATGGTGCTAGGTATAATGGCGGTGGGAACAAAGCTTTCTTTTTACATAATCGTTTTTTGAGTTCAGTAGAGCAAAAGGAAATTACTAACGACCCCTACCAATTCCTGGAACCAGCATGAGGATTATCCAGCCGCCGTTTATTTGGACACCAGAAGCTGCTGCAGAAGAGACAGGTTATCTAATCCTGCCTGATCCTCGGTTTGAGATGCCGGAGTTGTTTATACCGGGGAAGAAGCCTGTTGGCAAGGTAGAGATTGATTGGACTCATCCTTTAGCTAGAGGGTTGATCTTTTTTAATATGCCTGGAGCTGGACCACATCAATATTATGATCTTACAGGAGGGGCGGTAACTGGATTAAATCCAAACCTCTTAGCCGGAGATGTTGTTGCACATGACAACACAAGCTTATTCGGTAATGGATTTTCTGGTAGCGGAGGTGAATTTACTCCGAGTAACGGAGCGCATTCAACCACTGGGTTTCATACAGCAGATAATTGGGATATTACTTTACCACATACGCTGGCTGCGGTAGTGCGTAAACCTGTAAATGTAACAGCAAGTGGTGACTGGATTGTTCCTATTGCTCTAACATCTAATTCTTCTTATAGATATAGTACACTTGAGGTACATGGTGATACCAATAGTAATCAACGAGAGATAAAATTTGGTCGTAGATTTACTGGTTCGGCTGTTATAGGCCCCCAGTTAGAAGAATCAGAGAATGGAGGAATAGTTACAGGGGATGTGTTTTCAATGGTTGGAGTATTGTATGGTGATTCTGATGCCCGTTTGTTTTTAAGTAGTGGAGCATCTAAGCAGGATGTCACTTCTCATAGTGGTGGACCATATTATTTACGGGAGATTTCAGTGGGGGATCATTGGAGGAATGGAGTACAAGGAATAGGAGACCCAACTACAAGAGGAAATGGATCATCAATGTCTATGGCTGCCGCATGGAATCGGGCTTTATCTCCAATAGAAGCGGCGGCATTTAATGCTGACCCATATCAATTCCTAATCCCGGCCTAACCCATGACCAGACCAAGTAGAATCATATTAAGGTTTGGAGCGGAGGCTGATGTAACAGCTCCGGTATTAAGTTCGCCTACAGGAACAAAGACCGGATCGACTACAGCAGATGGTACGGTTAGCACTGATGAAGGTAACGGAACCCTTTATTACTATGCCTCAACAAATGCTTCTGAAACTGCTGCAACGATTAAGGCAAGCGGTGAGTCGCAGGCAGTCTCTGCGTCAGGTGAGCAAAACGTATCGTTTACTGGGCTAGATCCTGATACGGTTTATTATGCACATTATGTTCAAGACGATGCTGCTTCAAATGAGTCAAATGTGGTGAGCAGTTCATCGTTTACTACTGATGCTGCTGGTGCAGCAACGGAGATCCCACCTCCACTGCACGGCATAGACAATCAATTTGCAACAATTATCGCCCATAGATTAGGAGGGCATTTACAATGAGATTCCCATCTGGGGTCACTGATCAATATGTCTATTTCGTGGCTGTGGATGCTGCTGATTTCGCAACCAGGGAGACTGGCATAACTGTAGGCAATTTCAGTTGTTATCGCTCACGCAATGGTGCTGCATCAGCTGCATATACAACTCCCACTTTTGCTGAGGTCGATGCGACCAATATGCCGGGAGTGTACAGCCTGCTTCTTGATGAAGACATGACGATTGCAGCAGGGAATGACTCTGAGGAGATGGTACTACACATCAAAGACAGCGGTGGGGTCATGACCCCTGTGACGAGAACCATTGAATTGTACCGACCCAAGATTACTGCTGGTAATACTCTTAGTGTTGAGAGTGATGGTGATTTGACTAAGGTTGACACTTTGGACGGACACACTGCTCAAACTGGCGATAACTACGCGAGATTAGGCGCACCGGCAGGTGCATCCATAGCTGCTGACCTTATGGTGATCGAAGGGCAGACCGATGATATTGGAGTTGCTGGTGCTGGTTTAAGCGCGGTTCCGTGGAACGCTGCTTGGGATGCTGAAGTACAGAGTGAGTGCGCTGACGCTATCACTGCGGCCAGCCTTGCTACTGCTGCTGGTCTTGCAACGGTTGACAGCAATGTAGACGCCATCCTAGTTGATACAGGAACCACGCTGCCTGCAACTCTTTCGACAGTGGAGGGTAAGGTCGATACAGTTGACGGAGTTGTTGATGCCATCCTAGTGGACACTAATGAACTTCAGACCGATGATATACCTGGAACACTTGCGACAATTGCAGCCTATATTGACACTGAGATTGCAGCAATCCTGGAGGACACTGGGACCACCTTACCAGCAACGCTATCTACTATTGAAGGCAAGGTTGATACTATTGATGGCATAGTAGATAACATCCTGGTTGATACCGGAACCACTCTTGAGAGCCACTTGACTGACGTTAAGGGCGCAACCTTTAGCGGGGCTACTGATTCTCTGGAAGCGCTTAGAGATCGAGGTGATGCAGCTTGGACAACTGGCGCAGGCGGCACGCCACCGCAGTTGCTGCAATCTACTACCATCGCAACACTAGCCAGCCAGGTATCATTCACATTAACTGCCGGTAGTGCAGATGATGACGCCTACAATGGCGCTGTTGTGGTTGTTACTGACCAGTCAACCTCCACACAGAAGGCTTATGGTACGGTTGATGACTATACCGGCTCAACTAAGACAATTACCCTTGCCGCAGATCCTGCTGTATTCACAATGGCTGCCGGCGACACCATTGATATCATGACACCTCTCGGGTCTGCTGGTAGTGCGCCGACTGCTGGTCAAGTTGCCGATGCAGTGTGGGATGAGGATCAAGCCGACCATGTGGGCGCAGGTACTTTTGGCGTTGTTGCATCTGAGGTGGCTGATGTACTGGCAGATACTAACGAGCTTCAGACAGACGATATCCCGGGAACGCTTGCTACTATTGACGGGATCGCAGATGCTATCTTGGTCGATACAGGAACCACCCTGCCAGCCACTCTTTCAACAATAGAAGGCAAAGTGGACACGGTTGATACTGTCGCTGACGGCATTCAGACGGACCTTAGCAATGGTGTAGATGGTCTGGGCGCACTAAAGACATTGATCGACACCATAGATGGTGTGGTTGATGCGATCCTGGTAGACACCGATTCAACCTTGCCGGCAACACTAGCAACCATTGATGGCATAGTTGATACCATTCTGCTTGACACCGCCGAGCTCCAGACTGACGATATTCCAGCTACTTTAGCTACGATTGCCGGGTATCTGGACACAGAGATTGCGGCCGTTTTGGAAGATACTGGTACTACTCTCCCAGCAACCTTAGCAACTATTGATGGTATCGTGGACGCTATCAAGCTGGTTACGGATGCCCTTCCAGATGCTGGCGCGTTATCCACTATTGATGCCAATGTCGATGCCGTCTTGGTTGATACTGGGACCACCTTGCCAGCTGCAATTGCTGACGTACCTACTGTTGCAGAAATGGAAGCCAGGACACCTACAGCCGCTCAGCTTGCTTATATCGTGGCCAATGCTGCTACTGGCCTGCCGGTTACGTTTACAACCGCAGGGGGCACTACAACTAATGCTGTGCTTGATGAAGTGGATGGAGCCGCTGCGAGCATAACGGCAGATCAGTATAACGGCAGACTGTTGGTATTTACAGATGGCACTCTGAAGGGAGTTGTAACTGATATCACCGACTATGACGGCAGCGATAATGCAACCATCACTGCAATACCTTTTGCGCCAACATCTTCCCATAATGCCAGGTTGATCTAATGGCTGTATCTGGTTCACAAAAGACCAGGATTGGCGCGTCAATCTCTGCCATAGGTATCAAGCTGACAATCACCGCAAAGGCGGAAGGAATAATACCCACAGTGTTTTGTCTTCTAAGGGCTGTGAGGGAAGGCGATTTGACCGCCACCAGGGAAGGCAATTTGACTGCTGAATTAGTAGATGATGACTTTTTGAGGCCTTGTTCATGAGTACGAAAATAAACGTGAAGCGCAGGCGCGGAGACACAAAGCGAGAGATATTCTATATCTACAACTCTAACAAGGTGATTGTTGATATTAGCTCTGGATATAGCTTTCTGATGACCTGTGATCCCGAAAAAGATCCGACCGATGATACAAACAATTTGTTTCAAATTGCTGGCGTGGTGATAGATGGTCCAGCCGGTAAAGTTGGGTTTCCATTTACACTATCTGACTCAGACCAGACGCCGGGCAAATATTACTATGACATACAGGTTATTGACCCCAATTCTGAAAAGTTCACCATTATTGATGGCAGCATGAAATTCACGCAAGACATCACCAAAGACTAAGGGTAGATAATGGACACAGAAGAAACAATCCAAGCGGTGCGCGACAGGTTGGATGATATAGTCAAGCCGTATATATTTTCAGACACGGTATTGTGCAGGGCGCTGGATAATGTACAAAGAGAGGCCTCTGAACGGGCTCTCCTTATTCATGATAAGACTACTGCCAGCGTGTGCCAGGTGTCAGTTGTGGACGGTACTCATACCTATGCGTTAAGTCCGTACATCATTAAGGTGATGCGCGCCAAGCTGTCGGCAGAGTCATTGCCGCTTACCCAGATTACCCAGCGTGATCTTGATGTTAATGTTTATAACTGGGAGGAGCTTGAAGATACTCCGAAATGGTTTTACCAGTACGGGAACAATATCCGCCTGGTCTACATTCCAGAAGCTGATGACACGCTCAATCTTGAGGTGTTTCGGCGCCCGCTCACCACAATAGAAGATACCTCAGATGATTTAGAGGTACTTGCAGAGTATCGTCCGGGGCTGGTTCATGGGGTTTGTGCCGAAGTATTAGGGGATCAGGATTCCGATACCTATGATCCACAAAGAGAAGCAACAGAAATGGCGTTGTTTGAGCGCTGGTTTGGCCCCAAGCCCACTGCGAAGCAGATGCAACGCAGAAAAGAAGTGCCAAACAACCAGACCGTGCGACCAAGAAAGTTCTAAACGATTAAGTTAATCGAAAGTTAAGATTTCTTAACCCGCTAACTCAGCGGGTTTTTTATGACCGAGGAAAAGACAAATGACTGCAAAATTCACAGAGGCTGGAACTGGTGCAGCTGTTTCCATATCCGGACTTGCAACGCTGGCAGATGACACAGCGGCATTGGGGCCAGCACAATCTAACGATGCCACCGCAGAAAGGAATATGCTGTCTAATTTCTTGATTGCGGTTGGTATTCAGGGAGCGGCCAGGGACGCTAGTGAGCCTGTATCTTTGCTGATTGTACCGGAAGTAAACGGCACTTATGGCGATACATCCACTCTCATAACAGCCAAGCACTACATCGCAAAATATGATGATGGTAGCGATGTTACCTTCCCGATGGATGCCGCAGTAACTGCGCGAAACCTTACGGCAGCAGGAGTTCGACTGCCAAACGGGAATTACAAGGTAGGTGTGTTAAATGAGACTGGCCAAGCCTTCGCTGGAACAAACAGCGTATGGCAGACCGGCGATTACTCAGTGGATGACGTCTGATGTACAGCATAGGACCAGGCAGGAATATTCCGGGCCATGATGTTGCGCTCTTTTGGCCGCAACCAGCCTCGGGGTATGAGTCAGATCCAGATGCGCTGTTTCCGGGTATGACGGTGGATGGCACTGATCTGGTGATCCCGATAGCGGCACTTGCCGACCATGGGCTTACTGCCGCACTGGCAGCTCCGTCTACCGGAGATCCTAGGAAGGTGCTGTACTCCTTTATTGCCAGGGGTGAAGAGTGGTATAAGAATCTGACCAACAAGCCTTCTGCGCTGACCGTTACGCCGCGCTTCTATGCCGCCAAGATGGAAAGAGATGGAAAAACCAAGCTGAAGATCGACCTGAAATTTACAATCTTTCGTGATCGTCCTGATGGCCCTGTTACCGATGAGCCTGAATAATGCCTAATGTCCCTATAGGCCAGTTCATTGAGGGCATGGATTCTCTGCACGCGGAAGACGACCAGGTGTTCAACCCGGTTGCCTCACAGAATGGCTATACAGCGCCTAGCAGGTGCGTAGCCGCCGTCAACGTAGACTTTGATGATGCTGGCCGGTACCCACGCAGAGATGGCACCACGGAGCGAGTGAGCGCGACCGCTGGGCTATCCGTGTTTTCTGCCCTTGGCTTATTGCTGTTTCAGGACCAGGGTACAATAAAGAAGATTACTGTTGCAGACTTCTCTACAACCAACCTGGTTACAGGGCTGAATGCTTCGGCCAAGGTCGTGTTCCATGAGCATTATGGAGCAATCTGGTGGACTAACGGAATAGAGAACGGACAAATAACCGCAGCAGGAGCAGCGACAAACTGGGGCATGACTGTTCCTCCGAGCCCAACACTGGGAACAGCTGTTGGCACCCTGCCTGCAGGCCGCTACCTTGTGGCGGTGACTCTTGTGGACGCTAATGGTGTAGAGTCTGCAGCAGACAAATCATCTGCCATTACCTTGGATGGTACTGAGGCAATCACTGTCGATCTGACCAGCTCTGACCCTAATGCGGTAACAGCAAGGGTTTATGCTACCAAGGCAAATGGAAAGCAGTTGTCCTATGTTGGACAGTCCGCAGTTGGTAGTCTTCCAGTGACTATCAGTGATGTGGCTGTATCGAAAGAGCCTATCCGAACTCATATTTTTTCCCCGCCTATTCCGGGGGATGGGATGTTTTCCTATCAAGGCATGATGATTACATTCTCTGGCCAATACCTGTTTCCTTCATTTGGTCCTAATGTCCACCTCTACGAACTGGATAAGACGGCAGAGGGCAGGCCATCTGACATCCTGGCCGGCGCCGGTCTGCGTGGTGGATTCTGGACCGTTTGTGAGCGTGGGGCGTTCTTTACAGCCGGTGAAGTACCAGGTTCGTGGGGGACTAGCCAGAAAGACAACCGTAAATATGCGGCGGGTGTGCTGGTGCTGCCTGGTAGCAAGATACCTGCACTTAAAGTGATGGACAATATAGCCCTGTTTGTCTCAGAAAACGGCCTAATGGTTGGGTTTCCTGATGGTACATTGCTTCCATTGACTGATGATAAACACAGGCTGGACGTTGAAGGAAAGACTGCAAGTATCGTTTATTGCGAGAAAGACAATTTTAATCAGATATTGTGGAGTCTGGTATGACCGACATTTGTTCCTCGACGTTATATTCCAATCAAACAATATGCGCAGTAATGCAGGCGCTCGATGACTTGAGTGAGTCAGCAACGGAAACAAAGGATTTGGCTCTGGCATCACTGGACACGCTTCAGGCTGATGTGGCAGACGGCATTGCCGCTATGCAGGGAATCGACTATACCCCTGGAACAGATGGGATTGATAATACGTTTAATGCCCCTGGCGTAGTTCCGGTTATGCCTGATTTCTCGGCGCTTGGTCCGGTCGCGCCGACTTTCCCAACTGCACCGACTGTTGGCACGCTTGCTGCCGTAGACGCCGCACCTGCAGTGCCTGCCGCACATACGGTTCCTGCAGCAACCACCAAACTGATTGATGACTCAACATTCGATGATATCTATGACCGCGAAGCGGAGCGGATAACAGAGGTTGGGGAAAAGAGAGAGAGGGACGCTGTTTATCGTGCCGCCAGTATGGGTATAGGTGGTGCAAGTGCAGCCCTTGCCATTGGACTCAAAGAGGCAGAAGAGCAAACCAATCAAGATATCTCTGGTGTGGCGCAAGACAAAGCTATAGCTGAGGGTGAGTTCCTGCGTGAAGATGTGAAGGTACTGCATGGCCTGCATATTCAGAACTGGCCTCTTAAACCCGGTATGGACCTGGAAAGCTATAAGACTGAAGAAGGACTTGAAATAGAGGCCTTCAAGGCGCAAGAGGGCGCCGCCATGGAAGGATATGCGTCTGTTGTCAGTGGGCTGGCTTCTGCTTTTGATGCGCAAGTGAAATGGGCTGTTGGGTATTTGGATGCAGAGTCTAAGCGGTACGGTATTTACCTGGAGCAAAAGAGGGTGGAAATAGCAGAAGAAGCAGAGCGGCGTGGATGGTCTGAACTGCAAATGAAGACTGCCCTGGAAGAAGCTGATAAAGCTACCTCGCATGCAATCCAAAAATCTCAATACATCCTGGAGACAATGCGCCAAACTTCAAACACGACAGCAGAAATAATTGGCTCATTGGCATCTGCTATATATTCAGCAGCCGATTACAATCTATCTGGTCGCGGCTCACAATCGGTTAATGAGACCGTCTAATGTATGCGCTTAATACCAAAACTTTAGCAGTGTCTGAGTATTCGCTATCCCTGTCTGTGCTGTCTGTGCTTGACGGTAGGTGTTATGGCGTTCTAACGGGCGGGATGATGGAATTAACCGGCTCTGATGATGACGGAACGGATATTGACGCATATATCCAGACAGGGAAGATGGATATGAATGACCCGACTATCAAAAGATACCCGCGATTGTACTTAGGCGGGACCGCTTCTGATGGGTTGTCTGCCACGATAACCACAGAAGAAAAAGGTGTAGAGACTGATAACGTATATTCAGCAGTTGCTTGGGCCGGGAATCTACACGAACAGGTTGTAAAGCTGGCGCGTGGGTCTCAAAGCCGGCACGTTCAGGTAAAGATTGAGAACGTGGATGGTGGAACCATGACCCTGGATCAAGCAGACGTCTTGGTTGAGGGCCGTTCCAGGCGAGTATCATCCAGTTAAATGAGATATATAGGGCCGAAAGGCGTAAAGCTGATTGGTAATGCCACTAAAGAGCATGTAAATCTAGGCCGTAAATTCCTTGGTATTCTTCAAAAGAGAATGCAACGTCATCGCATAAAGTCATTAAGATGGCGGCGTACTCTTGCAGATGGAACTATCATTGAAGTGGCGTCTTTATATGGTCGGAATTACATAAAGATAGAGACCCCAGAAGGGGAATTTGTATATACCCTCTACCTGGAGTCTGGACTGCTTCATCTTGGAGAGGTTCAATCTACTACTCCCGCATACCTTTACTACGGAGATCAGATTCAAGCGGCACATGATGCAGGTGGTCCACAACGGCTGGCTCAACTAGGAGATACAGGCCTGGTTAGCGCGACATATGCCAGCGGCTTGGCCAGTGAGGCAGTTCCTGGCGGCGGCGAGAGGAAGATCACGCAGTTAGCCGTGCCGGCCTGCATGTTCTCCGGCAGGTTGCGACTGTTTGTCCAGTGTTTGTATGGGAGTAAGTCTCCTAACTATGCGTACTCTGGCTCGACAAAGATCAACCTGACCTTTGGCAATGACACCACTGGTAGAATAATCTTGGGCTATGATTGGCCTTCGACTGCTGGGCTATATTCGGCTTCTGATTTTCGTTATTTCATTATCATTGGCGGAACCACTACATTTGATTTTTATGAGATCACGTTCAGCGACATAGGTACGGAACTGCAAACCTGGCTGGTTGAAAACTCCGGTAGCTTGACCGCTGAGGAGTTGGTACAGCACGAAGCCTACCTATTTGGTCAGGCGAAGCTAGGGGAGTTGGTAAGTTCCTGCCCGATAACCTTGCCAGTTGATATGCCAGGGCCGATTGCTTTTGGCTGGAAGTACAATTGGGATGGTAGCCGCGCTTCCTGTGTGCTGGCGAAAGAGAATTGCACCAGCAACCACACCACTCAGATAGCGCATGTGGATGTCACATTCGCGAATGATGAGTTCACGGTTGAAGTCACAACGGAGAGTGCTTCATCTTTTAAATTTCCCAAACAAACCTGGGGCATTATCTGGGTGCCAGATCATATCAGCGGAGGGCATATAACACACGTATTTGAATGTTGTCCTAATAACTTTGATGAAACAGTCTCCTATTCAGGTATTTCAATATATTGTTATTATGATAGTGATGATGTACTGCAAACAGTTACATGGAGTAATTCAGGGGGTACAAACCAAGGGGATACTTATACAGGAACAGTACACGTTTGCGGAGAGGGGAATGAAACATACACCAGAAGATGGAGAGGGGGAGATCATAGTACGAATGGGTTCTCTTTTGGAGGGGTAGATTATTCAGGCTATGCATCTAATTCGAGTACGTGGCAGGAGAAGAATACCAGCGTAACTATAACAACCCAAACAACCTTTAACGATTGTGACAACCCTGCTGATACACCTAACTGGAATGGTTTTGGTTCTGCTTACAACCGTATGTGTGATCCCTATGATGAAGCAATGCCAGGTATTGACGTTCAAATCCAAGCAGATTTGAATAATGCGGATGGCTATGAGATTGATGTATGGAAGGGCGATAAAGAATCAAGACTGTTTTCATATACTGCTACCAACGAACATCACCATTCAATGTTAATAGTTCCGTGGGATAATGCAGAAGCTGCATATCTGGGTAAATTCACCAGGGACACAACAAATACAACCGGCACTACAGACAACACTTATGAAGGTGACTCTTTAGAGATAGAGAAGCAGTGGTATGAGCAGTGGTGGACTCCTGGAGGAGGCCCTCCTTTTGCTTATTGTGTTGCGGGCTTCCTTTCAAAACATAAAAATAGCTGGGGGGGGAGGAGATTTAACTGCTGAAAACGGGATTTCAGGGATTGTTTTTGTTGAAAACGCTATATTGAATTTTCATGGCAAAGACGCAGATCCAGTAAATGTTCAAACTAACTCATACACCGGGCCAGTATACGACGGTATAAATTTTGCTGGATGGGGTACTTTCTGGGCGGGCAGGAACTGTATTGATCCTCCTGTAACAGAGTCAGTAGTTAATGCAAAACAATCTGCCAACCTCTTAAGCCACTATATCGACAAGACTCCCAGTGGTAGCGAGAAAGATAAGACTGATAATTTACCAGATGTAACCGGCCCTAGTTTCGTAGGGTACTCATAATGATTTTATGCAAAAAATGCGGTCGTGCTTATTGTGACTGCAAGCGCAAGCGTCCGCATTGCGGAGAGAAAAAGTAACCAGATTTCGCTCATATAGGTATAACCATGGTCAAAAGAAAGACTGAAGAAGATTATTCAGGGCTGATGCCCGAGGTTGCACAAGTTCAAAATATGGCACCTCCAGGGACACCAAAACCTCGAAAAGTTAAGACTGGGCGGCAGACGTATGGGGCAACAAATATGCCGGCTGCTGCCAAAACACAGGTTGACGCTATGTCGAATGGTGATGGCATAAATCGGGCTGGTGGAATAGATACCAGCAATATTGGAATGCCCAAGCCGGTTACTCCTCACCAAAGGACTCAGCTTACAAGAACTACGCCGCATGCAGACGATGGTTTGATTACAAGCCAGTCAGATCCAAATGGTGGCATATCTCAGTTGCAGTATGGCGACACTACTATTCACAAGAATACCAATGTAGATCATGACAAATACGGCGCTGCCATATTCAGTAATACTGGCCCTGCCGGGGCTACAGAGGCTGGATTTGATGCGGATATAGCCAAACATGGCAGTAGTGGCCGAAAGAATGCCTACGGGCATGATATGACGCTAACAGACAGCCTCAACAGACAGGCCGAAGAGCTCAGAAACAAAAGAGAGAGTGCGCCAGTTACCTGGCAAGAACAGGCCACCCCTGGCGGAGCGTTCCAGACACGCAGCATGTCACGCGAAGAGTACAGTAAAAGAGGTGAGGGCACAGATCAGCAGTATTATGGTGGCATTTCAGCAGCGCAACATCAGCAAAAGATATCCAATATTCAGGAGCAGGCCATGGGTATCTTGAAAAATCTACCTTTTGGCGGGAAGGGAGACCGAGAAAAACGTAAGGGCATGATGGCTCAGGCCAAGGGCCTTATGGGGATGGCTGGAGCAATGCAGGTAGGTAACAATGCCGTGATGGGACAGCAGGCTACAGAGGCGCGGGAAGGGATTAGACAGAATCAGTGGCAGCAAGAGTATGCTCGTAATGCGATGGAGTCAGATCGTAATTTCGGGTTGGACTTTCTAAAGGCTAATGCTTCTAGCAAGCCAAATTATCAGAAGACATCAGTTCCAACTGGACAGAGGGATAAAGAAGGCAATCTCGTATTAGATGGTGAAGGTAATCCATTAAGTAGAGAGGGTTTCTTTGACCCAGTCACAGGAGAAACACGTTATCCAGGGCAGGGAGTAAGGCAGAAAGGTTCGCCCGCACCGCAAGCTGGTGGAGGGATAGACCCAGAAAACGAGAGGGAATTTAACTGGAGTGGAAGGCGTACAACGCAGTCAGTAAGCACAAAAGCAGACTATGACAAACTGCCGTCCGGTACTCCGTTCGCCGCTCCTGATGGTTCCATCCGTATCAAACCTTAAGTAGGTAATTCATGGCAAAACAATGGTGGGAATCCGCTCCATTAGCGGAAGAGTCGGTTGCTCCTGAAGAAAATTGGTGGGATGCTGCGCCGGTCGCGCCTCAGACTCAAACTGTCAAGCCTACTGGTTACGGACTGCAGGCCAATTATCCGGTGCAACCAGAAGATCAAGGCACTTTTGGCAATGTTGTTGATGCTTTCCAGGGAGGCGTCTATGGTGGCATCAAGGGTATAGCCGAAACGTCAGAGCAGTTATTTGGTGCTGGCGAAGGTGTCCGGGACTGGGCAGCAGGTAGAGAAGCCCAACAATACGAAACCATGTCCCCAGACTTCAAGAAGTCCATGGAGAAGGAACTCTTCAAGGGCGGGGATGATTGGTATGATGTAAGCCTGGGCGAAGGCGCTACAGACTGGCAGAGCTGGCTTGGCAAACTTGCCCAGACCGCTGGTATGCAAATAGATATGTTGTTACCTGGTGGAGCAATAACCAAGGGCGGCAAGATGATTGCCGGTCAGGCCATAGCCAAGCAGACTGCAAAGCATGTTGATGATTTGGTTGCTCAAGGGATAAACAAGCAAGTCGCAAAGAAAACAGCTGCAGAAGCAGCGGCCAGGAAGACTAAGGCAGCAAACCGAGTTGCGGCAATGGCGGGGTATGGTGCAGCAGAGACCGCAGTAACTGCTGGCAGTGTCGCTATTGATGTGCGTGACATGATGCAGCGTCTGCCGGATGAGACAATTGCAGAGACAGAGCCATTCCAGCGGAATTACCAAGCCCTTCTTGATCAGGGCATGGACCATGGCCAAGCATTTGCCCAAGCCAGGCAGCAAACTACCGAGCAGGCAGCAAGTGACGCCGCTGCTAACGTAGCGCCGTTTACCTTCCTGTTTGGTGCTGGTGTTGGCCCGATGTGGGATAAGGTATTTAGCGCCGGCATGAAGGGCGGTGTTGCAAAACGATTTGTAAAAGGCTTTGCTGGTGAGGCTGCGCAGGAAACCCCGCAGTCTGGCGCAGAGCATTATTTCTCTCAAGAGGCCGTGCGAGAGTATGGCGACCCATCTATTGATCCAGAAAAGGGTATCGGCGGCGCCATGGCTGAGGGCGGCGTTCTTGGTGGTCTGACAGGTGGTATTATCGCCACTCCTTTCAGCGGCGGTAAAGAGGCGCCAAGTCCAGACCCTAAGAAAGAGCAACCTACCGAAGAACGCCTCCCCCAAGTTGGCGGTATCCTGGGTGAGCTAGATCCAGATGCTGGACTTACAGAGCCGGCGCCTACAGTGGAAGGGCCGCCAATTCCTACCCAAGAGCAGATCGCTCAACGTCCTGAAACTATTGAATACGACTATGCTGGGCCCCCAATCCAGGAGCCTGGTACCGAGTTGGGCGCTACAGCTGGCTTGCCTCAATACGAAGGTGGTATTGATTATGTGCCAGAGGGCCCGGCACCACTCCCGACTGATATTGAAACTCAGCAACAAGCAGATCGCCGAATAGACCAGGACGAGCGCATAGGCGCCCTTCAGGACGAACTGAGGGATGTAAAGCTACCTGAGAACTTCACGGATCCACGCATGAAGCGTGCAGGCCATCGTGCGGCTCTTGAGTCCATGGCCGGCGATTTGACTAAGGGTGGCGGCCTGGGGGTGTTGTATGACGAAAACGGAAAAGTTAAAGGGAAACTTCCTTCTATCAACCCTGCCTGGTTCAAGGAGTGGTCCGAGAACAAGCCTACAGTAGAGAAAGTACAGAAGACCGTAGAGAAAGCCCTAGCCGGTAAGAAGCTGGGAGTAGGTGAGCAGCGCATTGTCACCACTATGCTGGACGAGGTTACTGGAGAGCGCACAAGTCCAGACAGCATGGACTTTGCCCGGGACAAGCTTGAATCGCACCGCAGAATGCGTGAGGCGGGTTTTGGTACACCGGTGGAAAGTGTTACCGGTGAGAACTTCATGGAGGATGCTTATGATGAGACATGGAACATTCAGCAGCGTCAACTGCGCGAAATCATCGAGGAAGCCGAGCAGAAACTGGGCTATGATGAAGTAGAGCGCGTAATAATTCAGACTGAAAACGCTGATCCCATGGCTGTAATGCTGGAACTCGATCGGCGCATGTATGGAGAGGTAAATGCAGAACAAACAGAAACAGCAGTCAAACCAGGAGACCAAGAGCGTGCTGGACAAGTGGAGACAGGACAAGAAGGAGGGGCGCAAACCGGTGAAGCGCCAGCAAAAACCACAATAGCCCCACTCGGGAAGCCATTCGATCTTCCACAAATACCTAAAGAGGCCCTGCCAGAGAGTGGGGTTTCTGTTTCTAAGGTTGAGTCAGCAAAAATTGTTGCGTCTGACCCATGGTTTGTTAAAAAGACGGCAGAACTTAATGCGTTAGAAAAAGAACTAATTGACTTTAAAGAGAAATATATCAATGAAGCTATTGATTCTGGTGTAGATGGTAATGACCCATCACTTGATCCGTATTGGGAGCAGTATGAAACCATGCGAGGGGAAATAGGCGCTCGCAATGAAGAGTTGAATGAATATGTTATCAATCGGCGGACTAAAAAGACCGATGCTATAGCAGAAAAAACAGCCAAAAAAGTACCAGATGGTGCATTGGTTGCTGCAGCAGATTACGGCGATACTTTTTCAGCGCCGTTAAACATTTTTACACCTGAAGAACAGCAGGCTTTGCGTAAGGCTGGGCTAGTTTTTACTGATCGCAGTGATACCGGGCGTGAATATGAGGCTGTAAAGACTGATCCATTATTTGCCGAAAGGGATAGACGGTCCAGAGAAGGGAAAAAGAAACGCGATCAGCAACCTAAAAAGGGGGAGTCAAAAAGCAAGTCTGAGCGCGGCATGCGTGATATACGAGCTGATTTCGAGAATAATAAAACCAACCCAGATCATCTTGAAAACCTCCTTAACGAGTTATGGCCAAGGATAGAAGGCGCTGATCAATCTATTCCTGGAAACCGTGCGATTGATCGGCTGTACGAAGAAATCCAACAAGCATTCAAGGAATCACGTGGAGCCTTTGAAATCACCCCAGCCAAAAATGACGGCATTATCGTAAAGGGTGACAAAGAGGCTATTCGAGCCAAGCTGAAAGAGGCCGGCATCGAGGTCAAGGGCCTGCCTATGCGTGATGGGCTGCGGTTTGGGAAGAATCAAGCTGAGAGTGTTCGTGGTGCGTTGGAATCAATTACTCGTCAATCAAAAGAACCCAGCAAAACCAAAGAGATAGCGCCAAAAGAGAAGAAAGAGGAGGTTGCTGATCAATCAAAACATGAATCTGCATTAAACCAACCAGCTATTAAATGGCTGATGGACAAAGCAGAGCGTGCAACATCTACTGAAGATGGCGCTGAAGTTGAATCATGGATATTTACCGGCAACCTGCCTAAGCACATGATGGATAAGCTAAAGAAGTACGGCGCAGAACACGGCCGGCGCTCTGAAGGGGCCTACAGTTTCACTATTGAGAACACAGAAGAAGTTTCAGATAGTGTAGTGATTCGGCATGGAACGATGAAAAGAAACGCAAATCATGTGCGTTTTCAGCGGGAAATTATTCGAGAGACACAGGAGAAACCACTTGAAGCGAAAGAGCAAGCAGAGAAAAAGACAGAGAGCCAGGCGGCAGGAGAAAAAGAAAGTAGTAATGCAGTAGATGATGCTCTCATAGACCTTGTGATGGAAAAGGATAGTTCAGCCACGATAAACGATGTACTAAATGTAATTATTGCGAAAACCAGTAATCCGATCATAAAACACATAGCAAAAATGATTCGCGCTCTGAATCTAAATATAGCTATTCGGCCAATGACTCAGACAGAGATGAGGGAGCGGAAAGGTGAACTAGGCGTATATGTCAGCAGTGAGAAAGGAAGTAAAGCGTACATCATGGTAAATATGAGGCCCTTCATTGAATCAACGGCCCATAAAATTACGCTTACTCATACTCTTATGCATGAGACAATACATGCTGCCGCTAATGAAACGTGGGTGGGCGGAAGCGAAGTAAGAAACCAGTTAGACGCTTTGCGCAAACTCATCATGGATCAGACGGGGCTAGATGCCAGGGATGAGTACGGATTTACTAATGTAGAGGAGTTTATTGCTGAAGTTTTCTCCAATGAGTCATTTCAAAACCGCCTTAAAGAGATAGAGATTAAGGTGAGTGACGTTGGAGTAAAAGGTGAGACTACAACTGCCTGGGATGCTTTCGTTGATATCATCCGTAAACTGTTGAATATCCCAAAGGCAAAAGCTGGGCATGTTAACGCGCTTGAGCAGGTGCTTAATGTTAGTGAGTCCATGCTGAGTGAAAAAACTGCGCCAAAAGAGGCCCTGCCAGAGAGTGGGGTTTCTGTTTCTGGGGGTGCAAGATGGGCAAGAGACAACGTAGGAACCTTTGATGCTTCAAGGGTAGATCCAGAACATGCTGACAAGCCATGGGTGAAAGCTCAAGCTATGCGGCAAATGGCTGGGAATAAGATACAAAGTCTAAAGGCCGAAGGAAAATACTATGGCGGGCCACGTCAAAAAGGCAGATCCAGGGATGGGAAGTTCTGGGATGAGGTTCAAGTAGAAGCAGCGAAAATATATCAGGAAGAACAAGGTATGATCGACTCTTCCTTTGCCCTGGAGAAAACTACTGACCTCCTGGGAGATGATACAACCACTACCCAGGCCGCGGCCGACCTATCCCAAGAGAAAGACGAGAAGCGCTCACCGGCTGGGGAGCGTCCTGCCGAAGCCCAGTCGGGTGATGATCTGTTTGCTAGTGGGGGTACATTAGAAGCGGATATGTTTGAGGTTAAAGAAGGGACTAGGCTATCAGTCGAATACCTTAACGAGGCTGCAGCAGAGCCAGAGCAAGGAGTGGAGGAGAGGAAAAGCCAGGACTACGAGAATGGTATTGCTACCACCCATGTAAACGAGAGAATACGGAAAGGCCATTGGAGAAAGTTCGCTACCCAGGAGCTAAAGGATCTACTGAAAGAACACAAAGGGACACCGTGGGCCAGAGAGACTATGCGGAGTCTTATATACAGGCAGGAGATACTGGATGTTATAAGCGGAAAGCTAAAGCCAGAAAAGGCACTAGCTCTTCGTAACAACGGCACCTTAGCGAAGGAGCTGGCTGAGAATGGGATGGACGGTGCCTGGGAGTACGTGAAACGTACAGGTATGATTGGCCATGCGTCCAAACCTGTGAACGCTGTTAATTCATCACTAATAAACTGCAAACCATCGAAGGACTGCGCCAAATTCTGCTACGCATGCGCAGGCATGCACTTATGGCCTAACGCTAAGGCTAAGGCTGAGTTGGTGGACCTCTTGGTACAGGAAAACCCGAAGAAGGCAGCTTCTATAACATTCAAGCAATTCAAAACCGCCCGTAGTGGATCATCAAAAGCCTATGGAGCTGGACGCGCTTGGCGCACCACCATGCTTAGAATGTTTGATATAGGCGATATAACTCCTAAGCATGTGGAGTTTATGAAGCAGTTAAATAGGTACAACGTACGCCTACACGTTTTCTCCAAGAAGCCAGAACTCCTTAGCCAAATTGATTCCAGAAACGCGCTCATGCTTTCAGTTGACGGGTCCAACGTGGACATAGTTGAGGGTAATACCCTCCCATTAGCTGTGAACCTGAATGGGGGAGCTGAGGAAGATCTTCTAACCACCCATGCAGATAGAGTGCAAGTTGTGTTACCTGTTATGGGTACTAAGGATTTAGGCGCGTCTGATGAGACAATCAACGAAATCCCTGCTACGCTTAAAGATAAGGTATGCCCTTACGACTCAGGTAAAAAGAAAGGTTGGGACTGTGTATCTTGCGACAAGGGAAAAGGCATAGGTTGTGCCGCTGGACAGATTACACTAACCGACCACTTCTCTGGGGGCAGAGGAGCCCTAAAAGACGTAAAGGCGCTGGAGCAGAGACTAACAGACGCGAAGGACATAACTGATGCAGACGCAGAAAAAATCAAGGAATTACTACGATCCATCCATACCAGATTGGACTCCAGAGGTGAAACAGGAGATGCGGGAGGCAGCGGCGCAACTACAAAAGACACTGGACAAGAAGCTGGCCGAGAGGGACAAGAAGCGGTCTACGAAGGGTACGAAGTAAATGAGCGAGACACCAACCAAGTACGGGAACCTGATACATCTACCCCAGCACAAGGGGACTTATTCGCCCCCAGCGGAGTACCTGGTGAAACAGCAAGCACCCAAAGCAAAGATAATTTCAATGTCAGTTACAAGCAAGTCGAAGTCGGAGAAATCCGGTCCGCATTTGAAGCAATAACCACTCCTGAAGAAGCGGCTCATCTGGTCGCGCCTATCCGTAAGCATGGCCAAGAAACCATGATGGCCGTGGTAACCGATGCGGATGGTAAGGTATTGAATGTAATTCGGCATACCAAAGGCGTAAAGGATGCCTCCAATGTTTCTCCAGTGGAACTTGCGGCAGCCATTGGCGCTACTAAAGGCGCAGCGGGTGTTTGGTTTGCGCATAATCACCCTACTGGTGATACCACTCCATCATCTGCCGACCAAAGAATTACGAAACGAATTACTGACGCACTGGATGGTAGTTATATCAGGGTCCACGGGCATCTAATTGCCGGTACTGGGAAACAGCTTTCGCTTTTGGGGAGCAATGGCAACAAGATAAGAGATGTTGAAGCCAAGCCAGGCATTCGCAAAAAGTCATTAGCTATTACTGAGCGCATGTTGCGCAAACGGGTTGATAAGGGACCGCAGCTTACACAGCCAGAAATGACGAAACAATATATTCAAGGGATTGATAGCGAGAGCGGCATTTTATTGCTAGACAATAAACACCATGTTATTGGCGTACTAACTCTTTCTCCAGAAGAAATGAAGGCTCTACGCAAAGAGGGCCGGGTTAATCGCATTCTCAAGACCCTAGACAGCACTAATGCTGCTGCCGTTATCACTTTTGGCAAAGGCGAACATGATAACGCTTTGGATAATTTGGGCAATTACTTAACGCGCTTAAGTGATTTGCGAGTATTGGATTCTATTAGAGAGGATAACGGCGTTTACAATAGCATGGCTGAGGGTGGGCGAAGTTTAGGCTCTGCTAGTAAACCGTTCTTTTCCCGTAAGCCAAGGCCGGCACCTACCGGCACCACTAAATCCCAAGTAGAGCAATGGCTTGAAAAGCCAATCTCTAAACTCGGAAAATGGGTCAAAGTTAAAACAGTCCAGTCTGTAAGCGAAGTCCCGGGGACGCATCCTGAAGACGTGCGCGGCATCTATGTGGATGGAAAAGTCTATCTGGTAGCTGACAACATCACTAAAGATGATGCCAGAACCGTCCTGGCCCATGAAGTTGTAGGCCATCTTGGCCTTGAAACGCTTCTTGGAAAGAAAGCATTTACCCAGCTGACCAAACAGATCCAGAACATGAAGCGCCTGGGCAATAAGCGGATCAATGCTGTTGTTACGGAGCTGAAGAAGAATTACGTGGACGAGAACGGCGAATACACCCTGGATGAAGCGCAGGAGTCCCGGGAAATCCTGGCCCACCTGGCTGAGAATAACCCAGAGTTTAATCTAGTCCGTAAGATCGTGGCCAAAATCCGCATGTGGCTGGCTAGACACGGCTTAGGTAACTTCGACAACGCTATGCTGGAAAGCATGTTGGTCAAGGCCGCAAAGCACACAGAAACCAATTACACCGGGTTTATGGAAGAGAATGGCCAGTTTGTACCAGCCTACATGGTGGCTTGGCACGGTTCCCAGCATGACCATAACAAGTTTGATTCATCAAAGATCGGCACTGGTGAGGGCGCACAGGCGTATGGCTACGGCCTGTACTTTGCCGGGAATAGGGAAGTGGCTGAGTGGTATCGTGAGAATTTGAGCAATGCGAATATACACTCAAATATGGAGTTAGTTGAGCAGTGGATGGGAGATCAAAATAAAAACTATAAAGATTATGTTTTGCAGGAATTTACCGAAGAGATCGGGTATAGCCATAATGCTGAATATGCGCTTGATCAATTAAAAGAGGCTGAATCATCCTTAAAAAATCAAGGGAGACTGTCAGAGTCATCCGATTACAGCAATTTTATATCAATCATTGAGGATCGTGTCGCCTCTGGTAAATCTCTCAATGACCTGTCTGTACGACCAGGAAAACTCTACCAAGTAGAACTAGCCCCGACTGAGGAAGAGTACCTTTTGTGGGATAAGCCGCTGAGTGAACAGAGCGAGAAGGTACAGGAGATAATCAGGCAGATACCAAAATCAAAATTAGAGGGTGGCACTTTCACTTTGACCGAGGGCCATATATCAAAAGAAGATTATGCAAAGTTCTATCCTGGCATTTCGTCAAAGGCCCTGGACGCCCAATATCAGATGTATAGAAGCACACCATCTAGTGAGATTACTGTACCCATGGGTGATCTATATTGGCAGTTGGTGGACCGGGATCCAGCTTCAGGAAAAACCGAATCAGCGAAAGCCGCATCAGAATATCTCCATTCTCTCGGTATTCGCGGGATTAAGTATCTGGATGGGACAAGCAGAGGCAAGGGCGAAGGCAACTACAACTATGTAATCTTCTCAGATGAAGATGTTGAGATTCAGGCGAAGTACTCGCGGAAGGCCAGAGGGGATGGCGGGGAGCAGAAGGCTAATCCTTTTCAGGAACAGAATCAGCGCCTGAGAGAAGAAGATATGCCGCTCTGGGATAAGGCCCAGAAGGTTCTCAAGCGGTACTTTTCTCCTGGTGGATTATTGCCAAAAGCGGTGTTCAAGGAGAAGGTTGCCCGTGACTCAGAGTTTGAGGTGGTTGAGTTTGATGTCAGACATTTGACGGGGCGACTGGAGAGGGCAGTTAAAAAAGCCTATGGTAAGCGGTTTGAGGATCTGGATACTGGCACCATTGAGGCTCTAGGAAGGGCGCTGGGCGGTGAAGTTGATTCAGCAATACCAGAAGGCGCCCGGCAGGAAATCTACGCTATGCGGCAGTATGTGGATCGTCTGTCAGGGCAGTATGCCGCCATCCTGAGTGAAGATGTCCGGCGATTGACTGAAGAAGGATCACCGGAAGCAGAGGCAAAAGCTACACTCTTAGAAACCATCGCTGGAAATATTGGCACATATGTTAATCGGTCATATCGCGCATTTGATGATAAGGCTTGGTTTAGCCGGATTCCTGATGGTGTCCTGAATACAGCTAGGGAATACTTGCGTGCCAGGTATGAAGAGAATGGCGAAACTCCGGGTGAGGCGTCAAGGCTGGCTGAAGTAACCATGCATGAGATCGTGAAGACTGGCACCGCCTATGACAGCATGGAATCTTTTATTAAGGAATCCAAGCTAGGGGCCAAGGATCTATCTGTACTCAAGAAACGGAAGCAGATCGCTCCAGCTATCCGGGCCTTGCTTGGAGAGTACACTGATCCACGTATGGGCTTTGCTAAGTCTGCTACCAAGATGGGCCGGTTAATCTGGAATCAGAAGTTCCTGGATCGTGTTCGTGAGCACGGATTGGGTGAGTTCTTGTTTGAAGGGACTGATCGCCCGCCGGAGGCCACTAAACAGTTCGCTGCAGACGGCTCAGAAGCATATGCACCACTGAACGGGCTATGGACATACCCTGAAGTAGAGCAGGCATTCCGGGATGCTCTTGGCAAAGAGCAAATGGCAAACTGGTATCGTACCATTGTCCAGATGAACGGCATGGTGAAGTTCGGTAAAACCATCCTATCCCCAACTACTGCCATGAGAAACTGGCAGTCGGCCATGTTCTTTACCTTAGCAAATGGGCATTTCGATATTTCCCATGCGTCCAAATCGTTATCAGGATTGAGGGAATATTTCACACAGCAGGGCGAAGGATCTAAGCTGGCGTATCTTCGGGAAATGAAGCAGTTAGGGGTTGTGTACGATACCCCCTATGCCGGCGAGATGATGCGGTTGCTGGATGACTCCCGTATAGAGGACATGCTGAAGGGGAAGAAAGGCAAGGCCGTGTCTTCAGTGGAGTTTATGCTGAAAAACGCCAGGCAATTCTATCAATATGGTGATGATTTTTGGAAAATAATAGGCTTCGAGAATGAAAAACGGTTGCTGATGAAGCATGCTGGGATGTCTGAGACTGAGGCCAAAAAGGAGGCAGCAGAGAGAATCAGAAACACCTACCCAACCTATTCAATGGTGGGGAAGGCCATGCAATCACTACGCAGATTCCCGCTGGCTGGTACGTTTGTTTCATTCCCGGCTGAGATCATCCGCACATCCATCAATATCGTGAAATACATGGCAAAGGATATGAAAACCCCGGGTATGCGTCCAATTGCCATGCGTAGAGCTGCTGGACTAGCCATAGCGTCGAGTTTTGCCTATGCGCTTCAAGAGATGATGAAGACACTGGTTGGGATAGATGATG